GACGCCAATCAGACCAGCCAAAGCTGTAACGCTCGCGAGCCTTGTAGCGCATGTTGCCGGTCAGGAAGTCCACATCGTCCTTGGTAGCCAGCGGAGCACGGACAAACATCTTGGTACCGTTCGGCACGTCAGTGCGAATGAACCAACCGTTGGTGTCCGTGAAGCGATGGTTGACGGTGTAGCCCTTCGAGAACAGGCCCATGTCCTTCATAGCGTTCGTGTCATTGTCAGCCGTACCGACGCGGAGGTCCGAGAACAGGATACGGTGAGCAACGAACTGAAGCTGCGGCGGAATGTGCAGGCTCACAGCGCGGGCGCCAATCAGCAGGCCACGGTCATCCTTGGTCAACGAGATGTTGATAAGGGCCGCTTCAAGGGCAGTTTCGGACAAGTCCGAGCTAACCTTGTTGGACTGCGTACCAGCCGCCAGCGTGGGGTGGTCCGTAGCGAAGAGAGGCTTGCCGTCGCCGCCAGCATACAGGGCGCTGGTGGAGAAGCCGTTGTTGAAGACGTTAGCGGCCTTCACCTGCTTGGCGTTCGCCATAGCGCGGCCCATCGCATTCGCCTTCATCTTGCCGGTCGTGCCATAGAGGTTATCCTCGATAGCTTCTTCGGTGATGGCGAAAGCCATGGCAACGGTTTCGTGGGTGTAGCGGCTCGTCCAAGCTTCAGACGCGGTGTCGAAGAACACCTGATCGCCTTCCGACTTGACCGGGGCCGTACCAAAACCCGTCATCAACACTTCTTCTTCGAACGAACGGTCGGAACGCTCAACGTCGAACAGCGGAGTGTGTTCGTTGTCGATGCTCTTATAAGCCGTACCGAAGATGGCATTGAGGCCGGGAACAAGCTGCTTCGCAAACTGTGCGCGAGTCAAAATAGTCATTTGCTATGTCCCCCTATTAAGCCGCAGAAACCTGCTGGAGGATCGGACCATTCAGCTTGACGATCAGGACCGGGTACGGATCGCCCCAGTTGTTGTCGACAATGTTGGCCAGACCCACAAGCTTCACAGCAGTGCCAACCGCAGAGGTACGAGTGGACGCATCCAGTGCATACTGGGACGTACCGTACACCGAGTTGACATCGCCGCCCGCCGCAGTCACATCAAAGTTGAGACCGAGGTCGCCCGCCGTAACGGAAGCGTCAGCCTGAATCATGAAGAGCGCGAACGGATTGTCCACGACATAGGCGGTCGGGCGGTCGGAACCGTCGTACAGGCCAGCCGAAGACGTATCTGCGGGGATTGAGTTCTTAAGCTGGGGTTGCTTCGTGGTCGGGTCGATCCAAGCGAAGCCAGCAGCAACACCCAGAAGCGGGCCGCCACCTGTACCAGCAGACGTAATAACGCCACCCGACAGCTTTACCGGAGACCCCTTACCGAGGTCAGGGCAGTTAGCGCCATTGGGGAGCGGATAAGCGCGGACTTCGTTGCCATGCGTGCCGAGGGCAGCAATAGCGCGGAGACCGAACGGGGCAAAAGACTGTGCCACCTTTATCCTCCTTTATGTGTTATCCAAACGAGGGACGTCGCCCTCTGGAAAAGCGTTTTGAACCTTCATTGGCAAAGCGTTGGGTACGGCCCGAACCGTCTTCATAGCTGATTGTCTTCAGATCGAAAGCCTGCTCCGCTTGAATGGCCCTGTCTTCGGCCCACTTCTGGATGGCTTCCGCTTTCCGTCGAGGCAGCTTTGCGAACACGAGGTCGCCGTTGATTGCCGCGCCTGCCAAAGCAGAAATCTTACTTTCGAGTCCGGGGAAAACGTAACCATCAGGAACTTCCTCGATGGGGACGAATGACCACCCTTCCCTCATGCGCTGGGAGATGCTATTAAAGTCATCTTGGTCCCCAACCCGGAAGCGAATCCATCTATAGACGAACGCATCTGCGTCGGGCATCGGGGGGATTTCTAGCGCATTAGGAGGAGTATACTCCATATCTAATGAATTTTCAAGTGCTTCATCGACGGCGTTGTTGGGGGCCGCGAACATTTTGTTTTTCATTACAGAATCTCCGTGTATTGGCTGGTGGTCTGGGCGGCACGTTCAGTCTTGGCTTTCTCACGGGCGTACTGCTCCACTGAGATGCCGAGATGATTTGCCATGTCCCGGTCAGCCTGAGTGATGGTCACGCGGATTTTGCCGGGCGCCGGGGCCGGGGCCGAGCGGTTCTGGATGGTAGGGTTGTTGGCGGGCGGGCGTCCTGGCGGGCGACCAAACTTCTGGGGGAACTCCTTCTGGAGGCGCTTGTCCAGTTCCTCGAAGTAGTCCGGGTCGTCAGGCGCAAAGCCATCACGAACCATTTGCTGGTCGATCACGCGGGCACTGGCCGTAAGGACTGCATCCTTGTTGAACCAGTCTTTGTTGCGCTCGTACCACTCGACTGCTGCCGGGCTGGGGGTTCGCTTGGGCGGTTCTTGGGGTGAAGCGGGAAGCGGCTTCCGTACTTCTTTTGTGGGCGCGGCTGTCTTGGTAGGGATGTCCCTACGATCCTTTTCAGCTTGCGCCTTGGCCGCCGTGATGGTAGCGATTTGTTGCTGGATCTCAAAGATCTTGTCACGGTCGCCAGCATCATAGGCAGCATCGAAGTCCCGGCGCAGAGCCTGCATCGAGGTATCGAGTTGCTTGATGTAGAGATCGAAACCGATAGCAGCGCCTTCGTTGGCTTGAGCTTCAGCTTTACGCGCACGACTCTCAAGAGCCTGCATGCGAGCTTGCGCTTCGGCCAATTGTCTGGCATAAGCATCCCGCTGGTTCTTGAGGCGCTGGCTTCGTGTTAGCTTCTTGCGTTCGGAGGGAGATTCGTCAGATGCACTATCGCTCTCGTCGGAATCATCGTCTTCGGAAACTGTGGCTTGCCGAGCGTCAGCGGGAGTTTCGGGAACCGCTTCAGGAGCTTCTTGAGCGGGCGTCTCTTCAACGATCTCGATGTCGGACGCTTCTGCTTCGGGAGGTGATTTGCCAGGATTGTCAAGATCGAGTTCTTGATAGCCGGATTCGGACATGGGTTATTCCTTGAAATTTGAGTCGAGGTATTCGGGGGTGTCGACTACAAGCTCGATGCTGGAAGCTTTGATGAGGAGGAGCTTCACGCCCTTCCAAAAGATCTTCTGGCCAGCAAGCTTGGAATATACGATGTGGTCGCCGGGCTTGACCCAAGGACCCTTTCGGTATATATCTTCATCCACGAACGCGAGTTCGCCCAAAGCAAGGACGCGACCCACAGTGTTGAGGTATTCACGGTCTTCACGGAACGTGTCGGGAAGGAGGATACCGCCCGCAGTCTTGCGCCGAATGGGCACAGGCCGGACAAGAATCCCCACACCGGGAATCCGTGGCAGTGGCGTCGGGTCTGGAACTTCGTCCGCCGAGATCCACTGGTCATTAGAGATGGCCCCGTCGAGAGGCGCGCGGGTGGTAAGCATTAGTCCCTTTCCTCAAATGGTGTCGATTGGAAGAGGTCTTTTAAGATGTTGACGGCAAGACCCAAGCCGGTTATAACGCCGCATATGCGAGCGTATTCATCGTAGGAGGTCGCTGACCCCCTAGCCAAAGAATCTTTTTCGCGGTCTATACGCTTCTGTACTTCTGCAACGTAGTCCGATAGTAACTTCATGTAGTAGGTGCGTTAGCCCTCTCAGCAAGTCTTTGGGCTTGAATATCCGCTAATTTTGCAGAGTTGTCAAGTATTTTCGCAGAGGCGTCGATCTGGTTACGCTTCTGGGAGTTTTGCGCCTTGAGCAGCATGTCCGTCTCTTTGAGGTCAAGTTCCCGGTTCTTCTGGGCGATCTTGGCCGCTTCGCGTACATCCTGCGACTGGATGCGCTGACCGGCCATTTCGAGTTCAGCGGCCTGTAGCTGGATCATCTGCTGCTCGATGTTGGCCTGCTGTTGCTGCGGGTTGCTTTCGTTAGAGATCTGAATAAGCTGCGTGGCGATCTGCGCCTGCACGTTTTCATCTTCGATAGGCATACCCATCTGCTGTGCCAGTTGCATAGCTTGGGCCACGAACATCAGGACCTTGTGTTCAGCAATGTTGGCATTCAAAAGCTGCTGACCCATGGCGACCGTGGGATCGTTGACGCCCTGCATCTGAGGCGCTTGGAGGAAGGCAGTCTTGACGGCGATGTGAGCCGCGTGGTTCTGACCCAGTTGTGCTTTGATGGGCTTGCCGCGCATAGCTGCCTGGACTTCCGTGAGGGGGTCCGCGCTGACTGCTTCGGCTTCCGGGTTCACGAGAAGTTTGTCGATACCCTCTACACCCAGAGCCGCGTAGTAACGCCGCAAGGCTTCTTCCATGTTGTGAAGTTGCGGGAACTGCTGGGCCGTATTCAGTTCGATCTGTGCCTTGGCCACCCGCTGCGACTCGGTGAGGGCATTGGGGTCAGAGGCCGGAATGACGTCGACGACTTGCGGATTGAAGTCCGTGCGCTGGACGTATTGGTTCTCGGCGCCTACCACAAAGTTGACTAGGTCCGGCAGGTTCTCAAAGTTCAGTTCCCCAATCAGCTTCAGGAACTCGCCCTGCGACTGGTGAAGGCGCTTGTGGATCGAGGAGTAGAACCGCTGCGAAGCTTCAAGCAAAGCTAGGGTAGTTGCAGCCGGGCCGTAGTTGGTGCTATTGGCCACGACCTCGTCAGCAGAGTCCGCGAACTTCTGGCCCGAGTCCACCATGTAACGGAGGAGCGAGAACAAAGTTTGGGAGGGTTCTTTGGTGGGGAGCGGGAGGAACGCCTTCTGGAGTTCTTCGGGGCTCAGGTTCACGTCACGGAACTCACCGAAACCAAGCGGGGTGTCGGAGTCGGAGAACTTGGCGTCTTGGGATTTGAAGCCCGCTGTCCAGTTGGCGTACTGACCTGAGTCGACCAAGGCACGGAGGGCGGCGCTAGAAGCTGCGGCAAGGTCGCCGATCAGATGGACGTAGCCTAAGCCGTAGATGCCGAACGCGGGAATGAATTGGTCGATGGTGTACCAGAGGCGCTTCGTCATGGACGGGTCGCCCTCGCGCCAGTTGCGCCGGATCGAGTAGACGTTGCCAGTCTTGGTGTTGAAGTGGACGATGTAGGGCGCCATGCCACCTTCGGGCAGCAGATGGTCAGCGCCGTCTAGGTCGAGGTAGCAGTGGGACTCGCCGACCGAGAAACCCTTGCGCTCAAGGGACATGTCGAAGCCTTGGGCATTGGCGATGGCTTCAGTGATTTCGTTGGTGTCGAGGACTTCTTCTGAGTCGTTCTCGGCTATCGCGCGGAAGGTATCGGAGGCGATCAGGTTGTCCATCTTGCGCGGGGACAGTTCCATCACTTCGATGTATTCTTCGGCGTCCTTCAGGTGCGTGACCGAGGGTTCGACGTAGAAGTTCTCAGCGTAGATGATGGTGGGGTCGGGCGTCTGGGTAGAGCCATTCCAGCCAGCCTTGCGGATGCCCGTGCCCATGAAGCCCACGCGGAACAAGTTGCGCTCAAGGTCGCTGTAGAAGCCGGGCACCTGCTCAGTAAGCTGATAGTTCATGTAGGTGCGGACGCGCTGGGCGATCTGCTCGCGGGGAATGTCTACATAGCCACGGATCTTGGTGCGGACGGGACCCTTGGCGGGCCACAACTCTTGGATGGCTTTGGCTTGGAACTTGACGACGTTCTCGATCAGGAGCGGGTGGACTGCGGTGCAAGCGCCTTCGACGTCTACATTGCCTTCGCCTTCGGTGTTGAGGCCAAGGTACTTGATGCCCTGCTTGATCTTCTCTTCCCACTGTTGGCGGGAGTTCTTGATGTTCTGGAGGGCGTCTTGACGAGCGGAGCCGATGTCATTTAGGATGGCGTCTTCGATGGCTAGGGCAAGATTGGCGCCAAAGGACATGTCGACTTCGACGATCTCCTCGGGCGCGTCTAGCTCAAGGGTCTCTTCGGAGAACTCAAATTCCATATCGGGCGTGGTATCGAGGTTTTCAGACATGGGTCATTTGGCTCCAATAGCTTTTGAAAGATCGACGACGGGCGTTGGTTTCAGGTTGGCTGACCGTCTCTTGGGTGAGTTCATAGCGGCGCCTCAAGTAGAGGAGGGCCATGACCATAGAGTCGACAGCGTCATCGTGGGCGCCCTTTGGAAATTCGAGGGCTTCTTGCAGGAGTTCAGCAGCAAACTTCTTCTTCAAGGGAAGCCAGACGCGCTGCCGCTCCACGATACCACTTACGGCATGGGCACGGGCCACTTTATCACGATCTGGCTGAAAAGGCAATACGGGCAACTTGTTAAGCCTCAAGTCCTGAATAAGGGACTGACCCGATGCCTTATTTTCGATAATCATTCGGTCAGGCTTGAACATGTTGTATTGCTCTTTGGCGGCTGCCCGGAGTTGAGGGAACGACCATCGACCACGGACTTGGTTGAGGAGGATGGCGTTAGGCTCTTGATATTCAAAGCCTTTCTCGTCCGTGAACGTCAGGTGGAAGATACCCCAGGTCTGAATGACCGAGTAGTCCGCTTTAGCTTTGGTGGAGAACGCCGTGTCCAGGGTCTGGATGATTTCGTCGCATTCAGGCGGGTCGTCTTCATCCCAGTCTTGGAAGTCGTCCTTATTGAAAACGTTGCCATCCTCGCCGGTCGGGGTCTGCATATACAGGGCGCCCCAGTCAGCACGCGACAAGCCTTCGCGGGTAGCGATCAGGTCATCCATGGTGATGAACTCTGGCCAATAGGACTCGTTCTCGGGCAGCATCAGGTAGTCGGCTGCGGGCTTGTCGAGGATGGCCGGGATGGAGATCACTTCCCACTGATCGACGCGGGGATTGCGGGCAGCCTTATCGAGGAGGAAGCCGGAAAGGTCGCGCACGTGCCAGCGCGTATTCACCAGCACAATCCGGGAGTCGGGCAGTTTACGGGAACGGAAGCCGGGGCCATACCAGTTGTTGACGCGCTCGCGCTCGGTGTCGGACTTGGCGGTCTGTTCGGAGAGGGGGTCGTCGAGGATGCCCAAGTTGAAGCGGTAACCGGCGATGGACTTGCCCGCACCCGCTGGCATGAACGACCCGCCTGTGGTCAGCTTCCAGCCGGTGACGCCAGACATGTCGTCGCGGATGTGGACGCCCGGAAAAATCTCTTGATACTCAGATGAGCGCACCAAGTCGCGGATTCGGCCAGAACATTCGACGGCTTTGTCGGTGGTGTGCGAGATCCACATGAAGCGCCATGTCGGGTGACGGCCCATACACCAAGCCGTGAAGAGCATCAGGAGGACGGACTTCATGGAGCCGGGTGGTAGGGCCAGCATCAGGCGGTCGACGAGGCCACGGTCTACTTCCTGAAGGGTAGCGGCGATAGCTTCGATGTGGCGCCCGTCCCGATAGTCGTTCCCGTCCAACATAAGGGGCGCTAGTAGCTTGACGAAAACGTAGAAGTCCTCTTGCGCCTCCAGTACTGCTTTCTGGTGGAGGGCGTCAGCCAGTTCGGCCTTTAGTTGAAGGAGCTTGTCTTCTTTAGTGGATGCGGAGTTTTCGCTCAATGTCAGGCTCTGCTTCTTTGAGGATCGCGGTCAGTTCGCTGATGCGGGTATCCAGTTCTTCTTTGGAGTGGATAGTGCGGTGAGTGATTTCTTTCTTTTCGACGAACATGCCCAGGTACTTGGCAAGGTTTTCCATGGCGCGGTTAGCATTGGTGAAGTCGCCCGATGCCATAGCCTGGGTGGCGATGTCGTTGAACCACTTGACGACGTCTTCGACGTTGATTTTCATACGGGCTTTCTCCTCGATCTCGAAGGCTGTAACTAGGTCATTGAAGTTGGGAAGCGATAGATTCTTGTTAGCCATCGACAGGAGGACCGCTGGATTGGCTGAATCGTAGCCCGCTAGACGCATGGCACCGCATTTGTTGGTGCGCCCATTCAGAGCGTATTGGCGGGCGAACTCGACTTGCTTGGGGGTCAGGCGCTTGATCTTGTTGATCTTGTCCCAAGACGCCTGCCAAGTTTCGCGTAGGTGTTCTTTGAGGTTTCGGATCGCCTTGACGTTTTCTGCGCGAATGCCGTGACCCGGCTTGTGGATGTTCAGTTCACGCAGTTCGCGTTTGTACTTGGCGATCCGGTCACCCTGTGAGGGTGGATTGCCCATACGTTCCTTGAGCCGCTTCTTGGCTGTTTCGTAGTAAGCGGGCTTCTTTTTAGTGGAGACTTTGGGAACGTAGGGCTCGTCTGTCATGTAACCGCAGGCTCATCATCATCCTGGCGCACGATGGAGATGCGTGAACGACCCTTCTGGTCAGAAGCCCCCGAGCGCCCAGCATTGAAGAAGCGCAAACCCTGACGCTCAAGAGCGGGACGGATACGCTTGAGTTCAGCGGCAACGCTATGTGAAGTCTGGGGCAAACGCTCGCGCGGGCCTACATTCATCTCCAACTGTCCAATCAGGTCCGAATAGGTTCCTGAAAATTCCTTCTGTTTTGCCATCATACGAAGCAGCGCGGAAGCCATGCCATTGAACTCCAGCATCTGAGATTCGGCTGCCGAACGGTTGTTCTTATAGACTTCCATAAGGCGACCGGGCTCCCATCCAAATGCCTGTTCGGCGGCGACGGCCCACACTGCAAACGCAGACATGCGCGGCTTTTCAGCCAAGACTACATTACCATAGTTCTGCATAGCTTTCAATGCTGCATTCATAAGCGAGCCAAGAAGGCGCGGATGGTCAGCATGGAAGCAGGTCCAGAACTCGGAATCGTCACGACGCAGATGCGAGTCGATGCGGGGCAGATGCACGTGGATGGAGCGGTCCACCAAGTCACCGCGCTCGACGACGTCGGGGATGCCGTTCATGGCCACGGGCCTACACACGCGGACTGCGGACTCTTCGGCGTTGGTGTAGAGGGCACGCCCGCCCTGAGCGCCGGTGCCGGTGCTGATGACGCACAGCGCATCCGACATCTTGTTGGAAATGAAGGAGACGTTGTCGAAGGCAAGCACGAAGGAGTTGCGAACCATGGCTTGCAGGTCACGCTGGTCTTCGGGCGGGGTACGCATATCGAGGGCGTGCGGGTCCATGATACGACGCAGCAGCCGGAGGACGGTAGACTTACCAGAGCCTTGTTCGCCTGAGATGGTCAGGACAGGATAGGGACCTTCGGGACGGAGGCAACCCAAGACCCAAGCGGTCAGAAGCATCAGGGTGTCGTCATCGGAGGCGATGTACTTGCGGAGAAGCTTGGGGAACTCGCAAGGCGGGGCTGAGAAGTCAGGGTCTGCCAGAGGCAACATACCGGCGCCACGCAACATGCGGATATGGGTAGGGCCGCCCTTTACAAGATCAATGCCTTCGGGAGTGATGCGCCAAGCGTCGTTAGCGTCATTGCCCGTGTCGATGTAGAGTTCGCCGATCTTGCCGCCTACGCGAATGAAGTCCTTGAGCTTCGGGCCACGGGTGCGTGTCCAATGCGCGAAGTAGGTTTGGGCAGAGTTGATGAGGTCCCCATTGGGCACGAGGTTGATTTGGTCGACGCAGAAAGCTGAGAACCAACCACGGAAATCACAATTGCCTTGTGAGGTGATGGCCATGGTACGCCGCGTGCCGAGGTCAGTGTAGTCCAAGAAGAGACGACCGTCCTCGGTAGTCCACGGTGTAAGCTGGGCTTTAGCGTCGTTCAAAAGCTGAACGCGGTTGACTTTTTCTGACATGCACGAGACTCCTTGTGAAGAAGCCTACCATACATTGAAGGTGAGGGTGTGTCAAGATTCTCACCTAATCTCACTACGGACTGGTCGGCCAAGTAATTTCCCAAGGGAAGCCCGGCTGAGAGGAGATGTCCCGAAGCTCTTGACGGTAGGTAGCCCACACGGTCTTGTCGACAGGGGCATCGGCTACTTGAGTCCAGTCGCAGGCTGCAAGGCGGGCGTTGCGGTCAGCACGGACAGCAGATGCTTGCTGCTCGTCAAGGGCTGTGCAAGCTTCCGGGGACAGGTCGACCGCTACATAGTTGGTGTACCACTTGTCGCCTAGCTGGATGACGCCTTGACGGACTACAGTCTGGTAGCGAGTAGCGACGGGTTGGGGGCCTTCGAAGACGATGTCGCCGCCGAGACCGTTGATAGCTGCCTCCGTTAAGGGAACGGGAAGGCTGGTGTTGGGGAACATGGAACGGAACTCTTGCTCCGTCACAACTGCTCCCGTAGCTTGAATGCGAATTTCCATGATGTCCTCTTACGCTATGGCCAGCCCGATGTAGGTGGCATTGTTTACGTTAAGATTGGTGTTAACTTCTTGATTTACGATGAAGCCGCTACTGTCCGTATCAACAACATCAAGGGTAGTAACTTCGGCGGCGGTTGAATTGAGGAGGAGGTAGGGATCATTGCCCGCCACAATCCCACGCGCGCTATCAAAAACGGTCCAGTTCCCTGTAGAGTCTGTTCTTTTAATAAGGACAAAGCGCGCTCCGCCCGTGAAGCCACAATTGATTGTTTGGTTTGAACCGTTGCCCGTATAACTGAAGACCTTGGATACGCCTGCGACTGTGGCGAAGAGGTAGGCGACGTAGGTTGCACTTGATGTATTACAACCATTCGGAGATGAAAGCGGCCCAACAATATTGGTTACATCAATGCCTGTTTCTTTGCTGTTAAGTGGATAACCAGACGACGCCGCATTTGAAGAGTTTAACCCAAACATGGAATAATCTGTACACCACGCGGCCCAATTTTCCGTTGCTGATCTTTTTTTAATAAAAGCCAATTCAAAAGCCACGCCAAGATTGTGTGGCACTATTCTATTGCTTACTCCATTCCCCGTATAACACACCACATCAAAGAAGCCAGGGGCGCGGCGGAAGTTCCAGAAGACTGTGCTGGCACCTCCAAACGTAGATGGCATCTGAAAGCTGGTGTTATCCCAAAGCCTAGTTTCATTACCAGCGGCGGTTTCTGCTGCCGTTGAACTGGTAATGAGGCGAACGCCAGATTCGGTTGTTGTGGAACTAACGCCCCGCAACCTGTCATAAGTGTTGTTTTTGTTGGTAGTTCCGGTGCGTAAGCTGAAGATTTGCGCGTCAACTGGGAAGCCGGTTGTCAGCGTGGTTCCTGTCGCAGCACTTGACGCAATCGGACTAAACACACTCGTCCCCGTAGTCGGCGTCTTCATCGGGCCACGGCGGATGGCGATGTAGATTAGCGTCCCAGAAAGCGAGCCAAACTTGACATCAAAACCAGTAGCTGTGGGCTGAACCGTAAACAGCGAGTTCGTCGCTTCGGCATTACTGGTGTCTGCAAACAAATAAGGACTGGAACTTGTTGTCATGCCTCTCATGCTGTCAAACAAGAACCAATTTCCTGTTCCTGATGTAGTTTTCATTAAGACAAATTGCGGCTCATATCCTAAGTTCACCGTCGCATTGCCGCTGCCGTTAGTCGTAAACGACCCGCAGCTAATCACATTGTCCGTGCCGGTAGCGCCAAAGCCGCCTGCATCATGGGCAAAGACGTAAGCCACATAGGTTGGTGTGATGCCAGAGCCGGGAAGGGTGTTTAGTGCAGAGCCGACATTGAATCCGGTGGAGGTTGGCGCGGTTGTTCCCCAGATGCTGCCGGGGCCTTGTGTTGCGCCAGTTGTATTGAGCAATGTCCAGTATTGTTCTGGATTCGTGCCACCATTTAAGCGGCGGTGATAGACATACCAATCCCCCGCCAAATCAGTGCGCTTAGCGATAATGCAGCCGGGGACAGAGCCTAAGTTATGAGAAATGACACGCGGGGTTGTGCCGTCGCCGGTCCAAGTCACAACATCAAAAAACTTCGCCTGCTTGCGGAAAGTCCAAGAGGTAAAGTTAATGGTACCATCATTCATAACTTGGCCTGTGGCACTGCCACTACCGTATACCACGGTAAACCCATCTGAGTTAAAGGCACTTAAATAATCTCTAGCACCTACACCAGAGCTACCATTAGATGTTCCGTTAGCGGTATTTGTTACTAGTTGATTTGCTCCGCCGGTTGCTGAAGTCCCCACACCTCTAGCGGTATCATAAACAACATTATCTACGGCAGAGCCACGTGACTTGACCCAGACTAATCCGCCCTTGGTGCTTAGATCAATCCCATTTGTGATCGTCTGCGTCCCGCCGTTACCCGTATACAGATACGTCGAGAAGACGTCTTCGATGTAGTTGGCGGCGACGGCAGAAGAAGAGCCGAGGAGCTTTTCGACGAGGAGCATTACTTGGAGTCCTGCATGGATTGGACACCGCGCCAAATGACGCCGCCATCATCGGTGATGAACGTGAAGACGTCGGTGCCGCTGGTTGTGATCGTGGGAGCAGTACCGTTAGGCCACTTGACTGCTGACGGCCATGTGTTGGTATAGCCGCCACCATTGGTAAGCTCAAGGATAAAGCCTGCGGCAACGGTGCTGGTGGGCGGGTTGGCGAAGACCCAGGTGGTGCTGCCGCTGACTTGAGCCGAGAAGAAGTTGGCGCTGGCGAGATCGAGGGTCGTGGTCGCAGAGACGTTGGCAAGCGAAGTCCGCGCAAGGGTGTAGCCCGAGATTTCGGTCAGGGCATAGGTGCGAAGCAGGGCGCCGGTAACTTGGCGAGAGCCGTAGGCGGAGACCGATACCTTGGAGATTTCGAAGAGGTCGGTGGCCGAAACCGCTGTAGCAGATGTAAGGCCGCTGATTTTATAGGTTGCCATGGGATTCCCTACTTGCTATCTTTCATGGATTGAACACCGCGCCAGACAGTACCACCATCGTCAGTGATGAAGACGAATACGTCATAGCCGCTGGATGTGAGCGTAGGCGCTGTACCACCCGGCCAATCAACTGCCGCAGGCCAAGTGACTGTAGCTGCCCCGCCATTCTGAAGTTCTAAGATGAAGCCCCCACCAGCCGGACCATTGGCAGAGGAGACCGGAGGATTGGCGAACACAAAGGTAGTACTGCCTGCTGCACGAATAGCAAAGAAGTTACCTTCGGTCAGGTCGAGCGTGGTGGTAGCAGAAGCACTGGCCCGTGTAACGACTTGGAGTGCGTAGTCCTTGAACTTGGGCCGCGTAACCAGATTGTCAGCCATGTTCAGTTCGCCAGACATCGTATCACCAGCCTTGAGGACCCGCTGACTTACCGATACTAAAGCTGCTGAGACTGCCGCCGATACCTCATTGACTTGGATTTGGAGGGTGCTTACGACTGCGGAGACGGCTGCAATAGCTACTGCATTGACAGAAGTAGCTGCTGAGACTGCGTCGACTTGGATTTGGAGAACGGAGACCGAAGCGGCAACGGCAGCAATGGCTACAGCGTTTACGGAAGTGGCCGCAGAGACTGCACCGACCCGAGTGTCGAGAGCCGAGATTACTGCATTAACAGAAGTGATAGCAGCAGCATTGACTGAGGTAGCAACCGAGACAGCATCCACTTGGATTTGGAGGGCGCTGACTGAGGCGCTGACGGCAGCAATATGAGCGGCGTTTACAGAGGTTGCTGCGGATACTGCATCGACTTGAATCTGGAGAACCGAAATGGAAGCCTGGGTCTCGATTAGGACGGTGGAGTTGGTCCAGACACCTGCGCTGGTATTGTATGCGAGGACTTCATTGTTGGCGATGGAAAGGCTGGAGGAGACTTTGACGTCGTGCAGTTCACCCAGTTCGTAGCCGTTTTGGGTATTGACGTAGATGGAACCTGCACCGACCGAACCGCCCTTGACCACGTAGCCGATAAGGACTAGGTGCTGCGGGGCGACGGGCTTAGTAGCGGTAAGTTCACCCGCCGAGACCGGAGACAAGTAAACAATCTGACCATCAGTGAAGGCACCTGTGTCGACGTTGCGAATAATGCCGTTGGTGCCTACGTAACCAGAATTGTTTACAGAGACCGTCTCAAGCATGATGCCGAGAATAGTGGCACTGTTGGCGTCGCTGTTGGCCTGGGCTAACTTGACGGTGAGGCGCTGACCTGAAGCCCCTGTGACTTCGACAACCTTGCCCTTTTCGATAGTAGCCGCTGTGTTGTTGTAGACGTAGGCTACTTGACGCTGGCCGACGAGTACGTTAGCATTACCACCAGAAAGACCGATGTCGAGAGTACCATAATCAATGTCCCAAGACAGGCGCCCAACTGAAGTCGCAATGACAGTGGAGGTGTCGAACTCGATGTACTGGACGCTGTCCATGTAGTCGCCGACGCGATTGACTTTGGTCGAGACGACTGCATTGATGGAGGTGATGGCAGCGGCATTGACGGACGTCAGAGCAGATACGGCGTTAAGCTGGACTTGGAGCGCCGATACTGAGGCCGATACGTCGGTGACCCGGATTTCAAGGGTAGAAACGCGGACTTCTAAGCCGGTGATAGCCGATGTGTCGATGGTAGCAAGTACAGAATTGATAGCTGAAATGGAGGCAAGGGCCTGCACCATCTGTACGTTAAGGGCAGAAACCGAGGCTGAGACGGCTGCAACCCTGACATCTACCGCCGATACTAGAGCAGATACGTTGGCTATGGCTGCTGTGTTGGCAGAGGCTACGGCTGATACGCTGCTGACGCGAACCTCTAAAGCCGAGACCACATTGTTGACAGACACTACTGCCGCTGATACATCGCTTACACGAATATCGAGAGCAGACACTACTTCATTGACAGAGACGACTGCCGCCGACACATCTGAGATGCGAGTGTCAAAAGTGGAGACGACGGCTCCGATGGAGGTAGCTATGGCAGAAACATCATCGACGCGGATAGTAAGCGTGGATACTGCTGCACTGAGGGAAGCCACCGCCACCAAAGCCCCCGACACTTGGGCAGACAATGATGCGATGGCAACAGCATTAGAAGATATTAGCGCAGAGACTTGGTCGACACGCGTATTAAGGGCCGAGATTTCAGGCGTAATGGATACAATAGTGTAGGCTTTGAGGGCAGATACGGTGGTTTGGAGGGTACCGGAGTTCTGGACAACAGGCACAAGTTCGGCGCCGGTCAATGGACCTGCCGTGGTAAGCTGCGAAATTTTCTGTGCCGTAGCCACGCTTACCTCTTTATTTGAAGGAACTTAGTGGCAAGTATAGCACACTTGCGGAGGAAAATCCACCCGTTCCAACACGCAAAGGTAAGGCTATTCAGGGGGTTCATCATCGTCCGCTGGTTCGAAGACCATATCAAAGAGGGTATCTACCATGCCCTTGACGAGGCAGGCCGAGAAGGGGACGCTAGTAGCCTTGACCCCGCCGTCTTCTTCCCAGGCAATCAGAACCGCATGGGGCGACCGGGCCAGCACCTTAGAGATGACGCTAGCGACCTTCCGGTCCAGATCCACCATGTCTTGGAATTGTTCGATAGCCTCTGAAGTGGTGTTATTCATCGTCATCTACTTCTGTAATTTCGTCAATTAGTTCTGCGGCTATGGTTTTGGCCTCAGCTTCGTCGGTAATTTCCCACTCTTCGTAGTAGTCTGACGCCGGATCAGTGGATTCTAGGGTAAATACCCAGACCCCGTCGTCATATGTAACCGTGTACTTCATGGGTACCCCCAAATAGAAGAAGCCAGCAGGATATTACCCCACTGGCTCCTTAAAGTCAAGCCTCAATGGCCCTTAGTGGTAGTAACCGGAGGATACCTTGCCGTTCTTCATCAGAATATCGGCTCCAGTTTTCAATTTCCTCAGTAGTACGGAGGCAACCACCACAGCGGCGGTCATAGGCACCCCCAATAAGATGGCATATTCCACGACACGGACTCCTTATCTTAGCGAACGGGACAGGCGCCGGTTGCACATTCCGTGCCAGCGTCGATTTCGTAGTCATCAGCGGCCTCCACAAGCTCCTGAGTACCGATTTCCTGCCCGTTGAGGGGCTTCAGGGTGGCTACGTAGGCGTCATACGCCTCTTTAGTGACCACTTCCTGGGGCAAATACAGGTAACCTAGGTCCTTGGCCGTCTTGGTGGGGTCCGTCCGGTACAAGAAGCTCACGCCGACGTAGGAATCCCAGTTCTCGTGAAGCCAATCCACGATTGCCGGGGCTTCTTCGGGGCTGTAGCTGATGGTGACCGAGCAGTTATGGTCCACATAGTTGTCCATCATGGTCTTGTAGCGGGCCAACTGGACCGTAGCAGGCTCCAAGTTCACGAACTTACCGTCAACTTCGTCCATCTTGACCCGAGGATAGGCCACCGGGAACGTCACCAGCACCGCATCCGGGCTAGACGGGTCCTCGAAGACGCGGAAATTAGCGGCAATAAGCTCGTTCACAAAGGGGTCATGCTTGCTGAAACGCACATTGTTGAAGATGTAGCGGCCCAGCGGCTTATGAACGCCCTCAGTAGTGTCCATAATCTTGGACAGGGTGCCCGACGGCTTGACCGTAGTGACCGCCTTGGGACGCGGCAGACCCAGTTCGTCGGCCATTTTGTTGGCAGCCCGCTTCACCTTGTCGCGCAGCATACGCCACACGTCAGGATCGCTCGCCGGTTCCCATTCGGCAACGCCCGTCACGCCCACACCGCACAGCCGGAGGAACTCATTGTTCTCATGCCATGCGCGCTGAAGGACGCCATCCACCAAATTCACGCAAGTCTGACGGTAATTGGCGCGAGCCAACAACTCAGCCGTGCGCCACAGCTTGATGGCATCCCGACCGTTGAAGTGCGACAAGTTGATTTCGACCAGATTACAGAAGCCTTTGTTGGGCAGCAGGATCTCAGCGCACGGGTTCACGCCCGACATCCAGGGACCGCGACGCTTACCCTCGACGAAGTTGATGAAGCCCGGCTCGGAACCGCCCGCTTCCTGCATCATGTCGAACAGACCCGCGATGTCGTCGCGTGAGGGCTTCGAGTGGAAGGCTACGGAATTGTTGGACTGCTGGCGGTGGAAGTTATTGTGGACCCAGAAGTCCTTCTTGGCTTTAGCGAAGTCTACCCATTCGGCATCGCCATAAGGAACGAGCGCAATTTCAGCCGAGCGGCGTGAGGAGAGGGTTGTACCGAGGTGGTTGAGGACGTCGAGGATGTCGATTCGGGAAAGGAGATGACCAGCGCGAGCGTTGAGAATTTCTGCGATACGCTGCATTGCCGGTGCAAAAGTCTCATCACCCGACGAAATCCACCCATAGCCTTTAAGACGCTGGCCGCTGGGACGAATTTGCGAGAAGTCAAGTCGTAGAACGTCAGCCTTCCGCTTACCAGCGAGCATCTTACCCACCGACTTGGCCCACGCCTCTGCGCTATCACCCACAGTAATTGTCCAGACTTCCTTGCCGTTCTCTTGGGTATGAGTTTCGACATTGGTTTCGCGTCCTTTCTTCTGTTCCAGTAGATGACGCTGTGACCGGACCACCTCGATTTCCATCGGCGCAGTAAAGCCGTTGAGCGTACCGACAATGGGTTCGAACCCCACGCCACACCCTTGTAGCAGGAGCCAGAAGGCATCAACGACGTCATGGACGGTCTCGATCTTGGTGAAGGCACAGTTGAACATTGAGGCTTCACGGCGCTTGGCCACCTCAGTGCCACCCAGCCACAGGGTACGCCCGGACACAGAACCGCTACGCTTCAGCAGCACTTCACGCAGTTCTTCGAGTTCGTTCTCTTGCGCCTTGCTGAGGGGCTGGTCGCCGAGGGCACGCTGCCAGAGCCAACGCTGGTGGCTGATGACGCGACCGACGATGTCGTCCCAGCTTTCAAAGCCGCCGCCTTCCAGAGGGCGAGAGTAGGTGCGACGGGTAATGGTTGCAGCACGCACTGAAGGCGTACGCAATTCAGGCGAATTACGCATATTAGCTCCTATTGGGGGTGAATAACCAGTATAGCAGAGGTTGTTGGGATTTTCTAGTCCGAGTTGGTTAATGATTTCCAACTGTAAGGGAATAGCTTCTCCATAATCGGACCAATCATTTCTACTACCTCTCTTGTCTCGGCCTGGGCATCAAACTTGACACGGAGGTTCCATACACGACTCCAGCCCAAAAGGGAACCCGTCCAATGCCACTCAGTGTACATATTTTGCGGCAAAATCATCCGGGCCTGTTCGGGGCACATGCCATCCTGCACCAGACGCCTATAGTCCCACACCAGCGCACGGGCCGTCGTATGGGCACGCAGAGCCGAGCCGAAGGGATCTGTGAACTCCTCCTGGCTGCTGCCCTGCTTGATGTCTGCCGCTGCCTTGCGCCACTTATTGGGCCAGTATAGTTCGGGCTCGTCCTTCACATAGCGACGGCTGATCTCGGACCACACAAAGCCTACTTGGTGCTTGGCCAGTTGCCGGGCCACGAACAGAGGCGCCTTGAAGTGGAACTGCACTTGCGGATGGGCGAAGGGCAGCGTATGGTTGTGACGCGCCAAGTACTTAATGAGGCGATCGTCCTTGCCCAGGCGGAACTCCATGGTGCGCTTGCCAAAGGACACACGGGCCGCATTGACGACCATACGGTCATCACCCATATGATTAAGATACACTACTTCCATTGTTTCATCCATTCCAGAAGGTTGGTCAGTTCTTCTACAGTAGAATTGTTCTTCAGTCTATTAGCCTTTCTAGCTAAAAAGGTTACGTTACCTTTAACATATCCTAAGCTAGGAACGTGCCTATCAAGCTCTGCCGCGTACTCATTTTTACGGTCAGTACTCCAATGGATTGGGCACTTTAATACAGGACACTGCCCTGTCCAAATACTTTCCAAATACGCCGGGGTTAAGTCAAAGGGAACCTTTAAAAACTTAGCCCTAGCCCGTGCCCGACTACAACGCAATTTAAAAGGTTGTAGCCGTCTATGGTTCTCGTATCGGGCGCGTTCTACGTTATTGCGGCAGTCATTGCAATATGGACGGCGCCGCCCTGACCTATCCTTACGCAAAACAAAAGATTCTTCGTGTTTGTCTTGCAGACAACCTTTACAGATCATATAGACCTCCTTATAACTAAGGAACAGTTTACCACCTTAGATGGTAAATTGCAAGAGGTCGGTGCCCATGTGGTTGAGGTAGGTTACTTCCATTCGAGGATACCTTTCGTATGGGCGTCGACGATGAGTTTGCCTTTGAAGCCGGTTAGGACCCGGACGGCGTCTTCGATGTCGAACATGCCCACGTTAAGGGTCGTGAAGATTTTGGAGCTGTCGATGACCTTGAGTTGCTGTATAACCCGGTCAAAGGCTTCGACGAGGTCCTGATGGGTCAGTTCCATGGAATCGCTCATACCAACTTGCCCTCTTCAAGAAGGTATTCGAAGATAGCCCAGAGGTGTTCAAAATGTTGTTGGTAGACTTTGGCCAGAGCCTCGTAGGTGTCGAGAGGGGCGTTGGCTTTGTGGAAAGCTTTGAGGTCGTCGACTACGCCCCAACACTGCATGATGGATTGCTCGAAGTCGAAGCGATCATAGGTTTTGTCCACGGGTTTGCTCCTTGCGTGTGGATGGCCTTTGTACCAAAAGGCACGGGGCCTGTCAATAAAGAACCCCCAGGGTTTGTCCTGTCGCGAGCAGGGACCCTGGGGGCTAGGAGCAAGGAACAATGTAGGCGTACAATGACATTCTAGTTTGTAGTCGAACGAGGACTTAGTGTCCTTCTTAGGTAGTCCCCCTTGGCTGCGGCGCCGCGACGAAAGGTTCCCTTCCCAATCGTAACCAAGAGTTTGTGCCGGACCAGTCACCCCGTGTGCTTGGACGAGACCGGACCAGCAAGGGGAATATAGCATCGCTGCCCGGCAATGTCAAGGGCGCGTCTGCGCGGGACCCGTCGGGAAACGAGGGCTTGATTTTCAGCTTGACTTGTGCTATACAGAAGTCTACCCTGCCAAAAGTGCGCGCATCGGGCAAGTGAGGTGAGAGGTGAGAAGTCCCCAAGAGGCCCTCACCAACGGGCGCCAGCTAAGTCATTGAAATCATTGGGCAAGTGAGAGGTGAGAGAGGTGAGCGTGTTTTCGACCTCTTTTATATATATTATATACCTTCTTTTCTTATAGAAAGGGTACCCTCACCACGCTCACCATTCTCACTTTTGAGCTATCCGCTTGAAAACATTGAGCTTTTAGTGGTGAGAATCTGGTGAACTTTACAAATGGAAACTCACCAGCGCCGGGTATAGGTGAATGCTTTACTTTTGTAAAGTATCTAGCCCGGGGTTGACGTGCGGGTCCGGCCATGGTACAGGGAAGTATGCCAGTAGGTAAAGAAGAGGTTAGGCAGATGGTCGCATTGAATGTGGCGATGGACTTACACCGGATGGTCTGGGATCTGAAGGTGCGTCTGAAGGTGGTCGAGGGGCGCCTGGGCATTAAGGGTCAAAGCGAGTTGCCTGAGTTGCCAGCGCCGGAGGAGCGGGATCGGCTTCAGGAGTGGGCGGATAGCCTAGGGTGATTGTGGCGAAAATGTGGCAAGTCTAAAAATACGCGCGATTTTGGTAGGGGCATACTGACAAAGACCCTGACCGGCCACATTTTTCCGCCCCCGCCCCGGGCTACCCCCCGCGCCAGGAAATTGCCATAAATTAATTAACGGTTTGCAAACACCCCGCGCCGTTACGTTATAACATTACATTCCCGACTCCGCGACTCGGGTATTGCCCGCGTGCGCGTCTGGCACAAATCCTGCATGCGATAATAGTTTACTTTTGTTATGTTTCTTTCGCGGGGTGGGCCATGTGTTGTAAATATGTCACACTTATGTGAGGTATGCGTTACGCGCATGGCTTGGCGGGAGCTATGCGTGCGGGAGATAGGTCCGGATCGGTCCTAATTTCCACAAACCTATGCACATACCTTTATATTAGCTTCCCCTAAAATAGCAGGCAATAGATAGCTTCCTACTTATTAACCCCTCACAACATTTACCCAAAATTACTTATCACAATTTAATCGAAAGGGGCTTCCAATCCCTTCCCTTTGATGCTCTATTGTGTCTCAGGCAATCACGCCACTCCAAAGGAAACCACGCTATGACAAACAAAGGCCGTCTTTATGGATGCTCACATGGTGGCGTATGGTATGAACCCCCAGGCTATATTTCAGACTACACCATGGGTTCCCCACCCCGCCAATGGTTCAAGACACGCGAAGCCGCCGAAGCCGCCCTAGACGCACGCCGCATGGAATTGCGCTTGCACATTGCCGATTTAACCCGTGAATTGGAAAGCATCTGAAAGGACCCCACACCTATGTATTACCATTTCACGCCCAAAAGCCGAAACGTGAAAACAGGGCCTATCCCTGTCACCACGACAAGCGCGACCACGTGCCCGCCATCCTGCCCGCTTTCTGCCAAGGGGTGCTACGCATCCGGCGGGCCATTGGCAATCCATTGGCGCAAAGTAACAGAAGGCAAGGCGGGCGGAACATTGGAAGCCCTTTGCGATAGCATCGCTGCCCTGCCAGAGGGAACGCTATGGCGCCACAACCAAGCGGGCGATTTGCCGGGCGAGGGCGATACCATAAACCGCCAAGCTATGTGCAAGCTCATTGAAGCCAACATCGGGCGCCGCGGCTTCACCTACACGCACAAGCCCCCCGCCCATGCCGACAACGCTACTCTTATCGCCTACGCAAACAACATGGGTTTCACGGTAAACCTAAGCGCCAACACGCTAGACCATGCCGATACGCTGGCGGCGCTTGATATTGGTCCTGTTGTGGTTGTGCTAGATGCACCAGAAGGGCAACGCGCTGATACCGTCACGCCAGAGGGCCGCAGGGTAGTCACATGCCCGGCTACCTATCGCGACGACGTCACATGCATGTCCTGCAAGCTTTGCGCGGTAAGGGACAGGGCTGTAATTGTCGGCTTCCCTGCCCATGGCGCCAGCAAGCGCGCCGCCGCCGCCATTGCGAAAGGAGCCTAATATGTCTGAAATCATCCGCAATACGCGCCTTGCCGCACGCCACCTTGCCACCGCACAACGCCATGCCCATGCTTTGCGCGATGCAATCCGGTATGGTGACAAGCGCGCTATCGAAAAACTGACACGCCTACGCGATCAAGCCTATGCCCGCCACGCAATCGCGCGCGGTAAAACATCCTTCCCTTGGGAGCAATAAACCATGACCATCACCGCCAAGCTTTCCGACAATGCCGCGCAAGCCCTGCGTGATGCGCTTGTCAAAAAAGGCCAGCGCAAAAGCAGGCTGTTAGCGCAAGCCCCGCCAAGCAACACCCTAGCCTATGCCGCATGGCAGGGCGCAATGCTTGCCTGCAATCCCTACAAGGCAAGCCTTGCTGCGCTGCTATTCATGACGCCAGAACAGCGCGCGGTTCACAAGGAAATCGTGGCTTTCTTTGACGTATTGCCACGCGATCTCCGCATTGCTATGGATAGAGACCGCCAGAACCTAGAAGCTCTTGGCGTATGGTAACCCGCAACCCTTAACAAATGTAAAGGAATCTTGGCTATGACAGAATCGAAGCTTTACAAGGTGCAAATAGAACGCACCATAACCAAGCTTTACACAGCGTGCGTCGACGTGTGGGCGTCCAGCGAGGAGGCCGCGAAGGACGTAGCCCATGACCGCGCCGCCAACAAATACATCAAGGGCTGGCACTACGTGCCGGGCTGCGAAGCAGATGAAATCGAATACCATTATTATGTCGATCTGCCCGAGCTAGAATCCGTAACAAATGTAAAGGAATCCTGACCATGTTACTGCCAGAGGGCATGAGTAAGGCGGACGCAAGCGCCATCCTGCATGAGTATCTACAGCGCAGCGCCCTGCCGCCAGACCCAGATGACTTGTTGCGTATTGTAACGTGGCTCATTTACAAGGCCAGTGTCGACGTGCATGCGGCGCACAAAATAAAATGGCACACAACCCCCTTGTGAAGGAAGCGCGCCTCTGCTATATAGTGAGGGTCGCCGGGGTTCCTCCTTTGCTTTCTGACTATCCCCTCGGCGGCACATTCCCCTTGTAAACTTAGACCGGGTTGCTCGAAAGGGCGCCCGGTTTCTTTTTACCCGCGCCAGGTACTTTACACAATTTAAGGAATCCGGGGGTTGCATTGTGGGGCGCACGCTGCTACATAGAAACCACCACAAGGCGTGGCAGCAATGCTTCGCGGGGACCCCGTCTGGCGGCTTAGGCTTCCGGCGGGGTTTCTTTTTGCCTGGGCCAGATACTTTACAAATGCTAAATACCCCGCGCCCGTGAGGGTTGGTGAGTGTCGTTTGTAAACCATCACCGGGCAAGTCATTGATATGTAAGGAGAATCCACCCAGGTGAGAATGGTGAGCGCCGTTTCGGGTTCTTTTATATATTATATATCTCTTTTCAATAGGGGAAGATGGTCCCTCACCACTCTCACTTTCTCACCTTTTGCATTTGTTGCTGATGCCATAAGGAAAGTCTCTGGTGAGGGTCTGGTGAGGGTCTTATTTGATTGTCGTTTGTAAAGTATATGGACGGACCACGGAAGGGTGGAAGGAACCTTCATTTTAAAACAAACCGGCTGGAAATGCAACCCCCTTGGGCGCTCCCGCGCACCACCTTGATCCTGAGAGGTAGCTTTAATTGCAACCTGTAACTATTTGAAATGTGATGCTTAACCAAAATTATCTTTCAATCCTCTTGCGACTGGGCTATGTAGGTGTTGTCGCAATCAAGCGGCGCAAGCAAGGAGATCATCTAATGTTCGAAAACCCTATCATGGAAAAGGCAATCCTGGCCACCCTCATTTCCCTGAACCTGCTGCTGTGGGTTTCGATGACGCTCATTGTCGTCGACGCTATCAACGCCTGAGAAGGAAGCCGATCATGAAGCACCTGTCAATTTCGCTGGGCCGCCTCAAGCTGCGTATCCCCTTGACCGACCTCGCCAAGCTGGAAGCTACCGCACCCAAGCCGCGCAAGCCCAAGGCCGAACTGAAGAAGCCTGACATCAAGACGCCCGAGGTTCTGGCGCCTGACTACACGCCCCGCTACTCGGCCACCCGTGACAACCTGACAGCCATCATCCGGTCCCTTGAAGTGGGTCAGGAAAAGCTGGTGCCCCATGCCAACCCTGCCATGGGCGTAGCCGAGGCGGCCAAGGTTGTGAACGGCATGCGCTACCACGCCCCTGACTTGCGCGTTCACTTGCGCCGTGAGTCTGACGGCATTCGCATGATGCGGGTATCGTGATGGCCCAGCGTCCGTTCTACTGGTTCCCCCGTATCAGGCGGGGGGCTTTGGGTTGGATCTACATTCGGTGGGGGCGCAAGCTATGGCGTTTAGCATGAGGACTGGTCGGGCAACCGACCTCCAGAAGCATCCCTTCCTCAAGCTGGAGGGGCAGATCATGGGGTTACTTGAGGAGATGGCGCGGGACTATGACGAGCTTGCCAAGTCCGGCACCTACCTTACCTACCGCTTGGCGACGAGCAAGCATTGTGCTACAGCCAAGGGCATTCTGAATGTTCTCGCAGCCTGCGAGGCTTACCGTTACAAGGAGGATATCATCTGATGGATACGATTCGCGGCGAACCTGACTACGTCAACATGTCGGAGCAGGAGTGGGCTATCGAGGAGGCTATGCAGGACGCGGCCACCGTTGGTGCCATGATCAATGACGACCTTGAGCGCCTTCAAGAAAGCCTGCCTAGCTGCTCCGAAAGCTGGGCCAAGCACCATGATCTGAACGGGAAGCTGGAACTGGCGCATCACGAACTGCTCAAGCTGATCGAACACTTCAGGTTTCTTGGCGTCACGAAATGAAGGTCTATCGTGGCTACCTGATGGTGCGTCGGTCCTCGGATGGGCGCGTCGAAGTCAGGCTTCCTGACAATCAGGTAGTCCACGAGACCACCAACATAAGAAAGGCCCATCATTGGATATGGCGGGCCACCAAACCTATACGCAAAGGATCATCACATGGATGATGTTTCATTCAGAACACACCGGCTAGCCGGTCTCGATTATGGCGACCCGAAAGAACGCAAGAAGCAAGTCAAGCATAGCACACCCGTTGGATACTTGATCTTGGACATGGACGCAGTCGAAGGGGAGGTTGTCATCCTCAAAGACTTCGACAAATTGGGGGGCATTGCCTTGCTCGATACGCTTGGTGATTGGCTCGGCTTACTGCACCGCGAATATGACAGGATACATGGAGAGGTCTATGGCAAATGAAACTGATACACGCGATGCTGCTGATGGGGGCGTTGCTCTTCCTTTAGAGAAGCTGACCCGCGCCCAGGTCTTTGCCCGTGACCCCGAAGAAATGACGCCTGCCAATCTGGAACAGGTCATCGAGGAGATCAGCAAGATCAATGTGCGGAACCGGAAGGCACGCGCCGATGATGCCGCGATAGCGGAGGCTGCGACCAAGATGAAGAAGGCCAACGCCTCACGCAAAAAGAAACCCGCGCCCTCGGCGGCGCCAGACATACTGGACACTGTGCTATGATCCTGACCAACAAGTACAACGTCTCAGAGGTATTCGTCACCGCCGTAGAGAACGATACCTACAGCAAGGGTGATGCCCACATCTCAGTGACGGGACTTCTGTCCCCGCCTCAGATGCGATACCTGCTAGAGAAGCATGATGATGAGATCGAAGTCGATGTTAGCCAGCGTCTTGCTGCACTGCACGGTCAAGCTATGCACGTCGTCGCAGAACGGGCAGCCTCGGGCAACCTGCAATTGCTGACCGAGAAGACTATCTACACCCACTACCTAGGCTGGAAGATCAAGGGTCAGTTCGACGGCGTCCTCATCGGTCCTGGCATCTTGCGCGACCTCAAGAACTGCAAAGCCTACAAGGTAGCTGACGGCAAGATCCCCGAGGAGTGGGTGCAGCAGACCAACATCTACAAGCGCATGCTTCAAAAGGAGAAGGGTCTCGTCATCAACCAGATCCATGTCGATGTGTTCATCCGTGACTTCAGCGAGAGGAAGGCCCGCACCACAGCAGGTTACCCTCCTGCGCCCGGCTACAAGATCGACATTCCTGTCTGGGACGACGACACCATCGACGCCTTCATCGAAGAGCGTGTCCGCCTTCACCAGCTAGCCGAACCTCCCTCTTGTTCCGAGCGAGACATCTGGGCGAAGCCTGCCAAGTGGGCAGTCATGAAGCGCGGCAACGTGCGTGCCGTCAGGCTGTTCGATAATCCAGAAGAGGCTGCACAATTCGCTTCCACTTCTGTAGCTTTTCATGTAGAACATCGTCCGGGTGAAGCTACTCGCTGCATGGATCACTGCGCTGCCGCAAGATTCTGTAGCCAGTGGGCCGCTGATCCCCGCAACATACCAACAACACCCTCAATCACGGAGTCCCTTTTCGATGCCCAAATTTAGCGAAACAAAACTGCCCCCGCGCATCCTGCTCTGCGGCGAAGCTGCCTCCGGCAAGACCGGCTCACTCGCCCAGCTTGCGAACGCAGGCTACCGGATCATGATCCACGACTTCGACCAGAACACGCGTGTCATTGGCTCGTATCTGCGCGACAATGCAGCCGACGTTTACGTCAGCACCTACGCGGCGGCGAAGATCTCGGGCACCAACCTGTTCGCCGGAACGGGCAGCGCCAGCAAGCAAGCACTCGATGCAATGCGTCGGTTCTGCAAGATGCTTGAGCATTGGAAGGTGGAAGGCGGCGAAGACCTCGGACCCTGCACCTCATGGACTGCGAAGGATGTTGTCGTCATTGACAGCGGCACCTTCCTCGGTGAACTCCTGTTGCTCGCTGCACAAGAGGACCCCGAAGCCAAGCGTGACGGGCGCTCCCTCTACAACGTGGCAGGCAAGTACTACGGCGCTATCCTCGACCACCTGACTGGCAACAAGATGGGTGCCACGGTCATCATGCTGACGCACATCATGCAGACCGGAGACACTGACGACCAGGGCAAGATCATCGGCAAGGCGCGTGACGTTCCGGTCGGTGTGGGCGTCAAGTTCTCGAAGAAGATGCAGACCTACTTCTCGGACATCTGGCATCTGGAAGTGGACCGTGCTGGCAACCGTTCCATCAAGACGGCGGCCACTGACAAGGCTTCGCTTCGCACCTCCGCGCCGACCCTCATCAAGGCAACCGAACCCTACGACCTTGCCTCGATGGTGGATCGCTTGGTCGCAGGAAAATAATTTTCCGGGCATGCTTGACAGGGTGGTGGCCCGGATGTATACGCTGCCCTGTTCCTTAGTGAACACAACCCTTATGGAGAACACAGCCAATGGCTGACCTTTTCGACACCGTCGTAGCAACCACCGCCTCTGAGCGTCCTGCCTTTCGTCAGGCGCCCGTTGGTGACTATCTCGTCACGGTCCAGTCCGTGAAGATTGTCAAGGCCAACTCTGGTACGCAGGGTCTTGAGCTTACCTACACCATGAACGAGCCGATGCACAGCAACGATATGACTGGCGTCGAACTCTCCAAGTGCCGCCTCCGTGACACGTTCTGGATCTCGGAGAAGTCTCTGCCTATCGTGCAGGAGCGTCTGTCTCGCATCAATGTGGACACGGTTGGTAACTCCATCCGCGATGCGCTTGACATCCTGCCGGGTAGCGAAGTGGTGGTGACTGTCGGTCACGAAACTGAGAACCGTGATGGCACTGCGCTGAACACGCCGCGTCTGACGGTCTCTCGTTACTACTCTGTCGACTGGTATACCACCAACAAGAAGGCAGCCTAGTCTGTCGAGGGGAGTGGGCGAGGGTCTGCTCCCCTTTCTTTCTTAGGAGGATCTCATGTTACAGCGCAAAGTAAGAGAGAACCTAGCCCCAGCGGTGCGCCTGCTTGAGAAGTTCAATATCAAGTGGGAAGTGCGACGTGGAGGCAAGCACATCAAGCTGACGTACTACGTCAACGACAAAGCTCACTTCCATTTCTTTAGCTGTTCGGCTTCTGATTACCGCGCTGCCCTGAACGACTATTCAGATATCCGTCGCAACCTTCGCAAGCTGGGAGTCAACACATGACCATCGACTGGACCAAACCCATCGAAACCGTGTATGATGGTAATCCTGCGCGGATTCTTTCCCAAGATTACATATATCTTGGAGAAAAACTGACGGTCGTACAGTACGAAGACTCAAGTCATAGCGGGATTGGATATTACCACCAAAATGGTGAGCCAGTATTCGGATCACCGGAAATCCGCAACCGCAAAACCCAGCGCGAGGGGTGGATCAATATCTATCGTGATGATCGTACAGGGGAAACTATTTATGAGACCAAGGAAGACGCTGAAAATTCTTCCATATTTAAAGTCGCCACCGTCAAAATTGAATGGGAAGAGCCATGATAATCGACGCTCATGCTACCGACACTGTGCCCTCCCACGAAGTCCGTCAACGCGCCCTCGAAGCCCTTGCCAACGCAGGAGAACCCATGCCCGAAGTAACCTATGACGCCCTCCGCAAACGCCTTGCCGAAGCCGAGGAAGAACTATCCATCTGGCGTTCAGTCTTTCCAGACATCGCCCCTGAACGTGTCCTTCCTAACCGCCGCCTCCTCCTCAACCGCATCGCAAAACTGGAAGCAGCGCTGCGAAAGCTTGACGATATGATTGTCGATTTAGATTTTGGTCATTTGGAACTGTACCAAGTGTCGGACTTCATCAATGACGCCCTGGCAGGAGGGGAAGATGATTAAGAACATCAGCGGCTGGTGGTATCTCGTCAACGTGGGTGCCTTCCACATGTTCCCTTTCCCAACCAAGGCCGATGCCGAAGAAGCCCTTCAAGAAATATCTAAGATACGGCAAGAGCGGGAAGCGGTAATAGGGCCGACGGCTTCTGTAATCATAGCTAAACCCTGCGACCTTCCCACATTAGGAGAACCCAATGATACACTTCCGCGACATGACGTTCTGTCCGTTCCATGCTGATTGCGCTGACGCCGCCACTTGCCCTCGTGCCCTCACTCCTGCCATCCACGACGCAGCCGCCAAATGGTGGGGCAAACCCGGCGCTCCCATCGCAGTCTTCACTAGCCAACCCGCCTGCCACAAACCCAAAGGAGAATCTCAATGACTGACACGCCAATTAAAGTTAAGCGTAGCTTCGAAACATTTCACGCAGAAAATCCTGAAGTGTGGGAGATGTTCGTGAAGTATACCTTCGAGGCCATATCCAGAGGACGTAAACGCTACAGCGCACCCGGCATCTTCCACTTCATTCGGTGGGACACGCCCGTCGAAAGCACGAGAGGCCACTTCAAATTGTCAAATGACTGGGCGCCTTATTACGCACGCAAGTTCCACATGGAGTATCCTCAATACGACGGCTTCTTTGCGACGCGCCCCAGTAAAGCAGACATGCTGGGTTGTGATGAGTAGTCTCATGCAGCGGCTACGCCTGGGCCGTGACATCCTGATTTACTGGCCGGTCCTGCTGCTGGCGGTGTTGGTGTGGGGGCAACCGCTCCCCGCCATCGCCGTCCCGCCCAGCCCAGTCGAACACATCTGGACCGACGTGAACAACCGCGACCGCTACCTGAACTGCATGACCCGCGCCATCTACTGGGAAGCACGAGGCCAGTCCCTCTCAGGGCAGATCGCCGTCGGCCAAGTGATCCTCAATAGGGCCAACGACCGCCGCTTCCCTGCTGACATTTGCGACGTAGTCTTCCAGCGCAACGGGCGCACCTGCCAGTTCTCCTGGGTCTGCACCCCGCGCAGCCACCTGCCCCCATCGAATGTCAACGAATGGCTGCAAGCAAAGGAGTCTGCCAAGCTGGCCATGTCAAATTTCCCTGACCTCACCAAGGGTGCCCTTTACTTCCACGACACATCCATGGTAGGGTGGCGCCACCTCAAGCGGACTACGCGCATAGACAACCACATCTTCTACAAGGAACGCTAACATGAAGGGCCTAACAATCACCATCGACGATGACATGGCTGACCAGTTCATGATTGCTATGCTTCGCAACACAGGCGACACTGCTATCTGGTGCATCCGCCAAGCTCACAAGCATCTCGCTGCCGGAGGCGGTCCCCATAACTGGCAAGACATCGGCGACAACCTGAAGATTCTGGGCGCCGTCAACGAACTGCTCGAATACTATGGCGTCAAACCCCTCGACCTTGCCACCCACGACACAGAGAAGTCTTGATGTGCCGCGCTACCGTGCCTACGCAACGGCCATTGCCTGAGCCTCCACCCAAAGACCCTCGTCAACTGGAATTGCCCCTTGAAGATCGCCCTAGTAATTGATTGGCCTTCCGTCGACGCCGCGCAGGGCGGTCCGCTCTCTGAGTGGGAATGGAAGGTCACGCAGGAGTTGATGCAAGTCTCGGGGCTTCGGCCCCACTCCATCTTCACGGCGCACCGTGCCTACACTGCGAAGTGGCCCACGCTTTTCGTAGGCGGCAAGGTAGGTGGCGACTTGACTGCACTTGCCCGCGCTGACCGCGAAGCCCTACACAAAAGTCTCGAAGGCTACGACATGGCCCTGACCATGGGCGCCCACGCTATGTACTGCCTGACGGGTGAGGTGAAGCTGGACACCTATCGCGGCACCCACGTCGACAGTCCCTTCGTGCCCGGCCTGCAAGTGGTGCCCACCTACTCGCCTACCATCTATGCGCGCATGGCATGGGCCGAGCGTCCCGTCGTGGCTTCGGCAATGCGTAAAGTCCAGACGCGCTACAAGGACCGGCCTCGCACCATCCACCTGCCCGACACGGTCGCTGACCTCTATGAGTTCTCGACCCGCTACATCGGCAACGAGATTGTGTTCGACGTCGAAACAAATAAGTCCTGCCGCATTACGGAGTTCTCGCTGGCTACCTCTTCAGATCGTTGCCTCTACGTACACTTGGAGGACCGCGCCTTCCAGCACATCTGGTCCGAGCAAGATGAGCGTGACATCTGGATGTGGCTTTGGTTCCTGGCCCAGCGCACCGACCTCGCATGGGGTTTCCATAATGCAACATATGACTTGACATACCTTAACGCTTATGGCATAAGACCCAAAGGCCACATATTCGATACGATGCTTCGGCACCATGCGTGGCAACCCGAATGGGAAAAGTCGCTGGGCTTCCTGGCTTCGCTACACATTCCGACTCGCGCATGGAAGCATCTTCGGACCAAGGCCAAGAAGGACTTTAATAAGGCAGGTTCAATTGACTAAAGTGTCGGTAGTTATCTACAAGTTCCTACAGTATGAATGATGATGATGCAGCAGTACGGCGTCTATGGGCAAGCGTAATTATCCAAGCACTCATAGACGCCACCTCTGAGCCTAAGACACCAGCAGCCCACGTCAATAAGCGGCAGGCTCACGCATGGCTTACCGCAGAGTTCGGTACCACCGCCCAGAACTTCGACGAGGTATGTCTGGCTGCTGACCTAGACCCGTCGCGTGTTCGGCGTTTTGCCAAATCATATGACGGCCCTCCCTTGACACTCCACATCTTATCGCGTATGCGGAACACGTTCCTCAAAGGAGATACGCATGCGGATCTTGACGGATTTGACCCCAACTCCTGAGAATCAGGAGATCATCTACAACTCGCTCGACACCATGCAGACGATGGCCCTCAAAGAAATCTACGATGAGGGTCTGCTGCCTGACTGGGCCAAGGTCACCTATGGCTACAGCGAACTGATGCTGGGTCCGATCATGACCATGATGCGGCGCGGCGTCCAGATCGACACGGCCCGGCGCGACACCTTGGTTGCTGGCTTGCGCGCCCGTGCTGATAAGGTGCAAGCGAACTTCGACTACGTCTGCGAGAAGCTGTGGGGCACGACCGTCAACCACAACTCTACACCCCAGCTTATGGTTTTGTTCTACGAAATGCTCGCCATTCCTGAGCAGACCAAGTCCAAGAAAGGAGAAACCAAAGTTGGCACCGACCGCGAAATCCTTGAACGCATCGCCCGCGAATACCCGCGCGGTGCCTTCTTCGCCAACCACATCCTCCGCATCCGCGATCTCGAAAAGCAAATTGAGTTCCTCTCCAAGAAGCTTTCGCCGAGTAACCGTTTCCATGCGGCGTTTAATATTGCAGGGACTGAGACGTTCAGACTATCGTCTAGTGAACATCCTTTCCGCATTGGGAGTAACCTTCAGAACATACCAAAGGAAGCGCGCACCTGTTTCGTTGCCGATCCCGGATACCTACTTTTCTATTCGGATCAACAAGGGGCGGAAGCTCGTATTGTTGCGTATCTTTCGGGTGATGAAAATTATATCGCCGCAGTGGAAGGTGGAGACTCCCACACAATGGTTGCTTCCATGGTCTTTGGTTTCCCGCCCGAACGCGAGCTTGCTGAACGCGAATACTACCGTGGTTATTCGTATCGTGACATTACGAAGAGGGGCGCCCATGGCAGTAACTATTATGGAAAACCGTTCACCCTGGCACAGCAGATGAAGGTCGAGACCGCCGTTGCTGAAGCTTTCCAAGCCCAGTACTTTAAGCGGTTCCCCGGCATCAGCGACTGGCACGCATGGGTCGCCAATCAACTCCAAACCAAAGGCTATCTGGTCACGCCCTTCGGCATCCGCCGCACCTTCTGGTCCCGCCGTTGGGACGACGCCACGCTCCGCGAAGCTATTGCCTTTGTGCCACAGCACTGCGTCGGTGTCCTCATGAACATCGGCATCTACAATATCTGGGAACGTTTCGAAGGCAAAGGCGACGTCCAGATCCTGCTGAACCTTCACGATGCTGTGCTAGGCCAAGTGAAGATCGAGAAGGCTGCCGAGCTTCTGCCGCAGGTACTGGAGTGCCTGACGTTTCCGTTCCCGGTGACTGATATCAAGGGCGTGACCCGTGAAATAATTATTCCTTTCGACGTAGAAGTCGGGTATAATTGGGGCAAGGGCGAAGGTGGCCTGAAGAAGTGGAGACCGAATGGCAAAGCATGACTACCTGAGTGACCGTGCAGCTAACTACAAGCTCATGGCTGACATCCGTAACTGGTGGCGTAAGCGTGGCTACATCGTAAAGGTTTGGCTAGAGAAGGCCATCGACCCGTCAAACGGAACCAATATCTGGGTAATCCGTACCAACATCACACAGCCTGCGGGCAAAGCTAGGAGTGGTTATTGTGTCGACTGACAACATCGTGCCGTTCAAGATCGTCTCTCCTGATCCGCATCCCCTGCCGGAAGGCGAAACCATCAGCACTGAGTTCTCGCCCGAGCAACTCGAAGTCATTGAGTCCATCAAAGAACTGACCAAGTTCCTGCACGACAACCTCGCGAACGTCCAGTACTTCGTGTGCTGCGCGGCAGTCTCCAACCCCGAAGTGGCCGACCCCGACTACTCCGAGAACCACGTGTTCGCCACGCCCATCCACGCTTCGCAGTTTGCGCTGGCCATCAAGATCCTCGATTCAACTTTCTTCAAGAAGCTCCACAACGGGGGACTATGAAACTCGGCTCGCCTGTTGTTGCACGTCACGCTGACTACGTACCACAGTTCCCTAAACAGAAACGAACCAAGGCCCAACAGGCGGGCATCTCTTTCGAGCGGGCAGTACACAAGCGCCTCGTCGCCCTATATCCTCGCATCGAAGTTTCGCCTTGGCTCTACTACAAAACGCCCAAGCGAAGTGGCGTCTGTCAACCTGATGCTTTGGTCTGGTTGGCGGACGATCATCTGTGCATAGTCGAAATCAAATTGTCGTGGATGCGCCCGGCCCGCAAGAAACTCCTTGAGTTCTACGGTCCCATCGTCAAGGCCCTTTATCCGAACGCGGAATTATCTTACTTACAGATCTATAAGAACGCGAAAACATCTTCACATAAGAAGCCATTGAGCATATATAAGCTTGACGAGATACCTCGTACCAAGTATAAGGAATGCCAATGGTTAGGACTCTAAAGTTCAAGCGGCTCTCCAGCACCGCAATCCTCCCCACCCGCGCCACTGCCGGGGCTGCTTGCTTTGACCTCTACGCCGACGAACGTGCATGGGTTGACGACATGCGGACCCGCCGCACCATTGGCACCGGCATTGCCATCGAGCTTCCCCCCGGTCACGTCGGCCTAGTTTGCTCGCGCTCTGGCCTCGCCCACAAGCAGGGCCTGCAAGTCTTGAATGCACCGGGCGTGATCGACGAAGACTACCGTGGCGAACTCAAAGTGATCTTGGCCCGCCATCCCTTCTCCCCGCAGTGGCCGTCCGAAGACATCTTCATGATCGAGCCGGGCATGCGTATCGCCCAACTCATGGTCCTGCCCCTCCCCCAACTCGAAGTTGTGGAAATCGACGACCTCACAACCACAGAACGCGGGGCCTCCGGTCTCGGCTCAACAGGAGTCTGACATGATCCTCACCCAAATCGCTTGCACCGTTACCATCTTGGCTGCCGTCATTGCCGTAGTCGCTGCCCAGTACGTAGATCATTACACCCGCGAATATACTTGGGTCGACTACCTGGGCGCCGCTGCTATGCACATCACGATTGTCAGCGGAGTAGTCTCCATTCTCGCTTTCATCTGGGGTCTATGATGGACGCTAACCCCAAGACGCAATACGGTCTGGCGAAGCCCGGCCTCAGTAAGGTTCCGCCCCTCGCTATGCTGGCCATCGGAGAAGTCATGACGAAGGGTGCAGCCAAGTATGGCCCCATGAACTGGCGCACCGACCCGGTCTCCTCCTCCACCTACTACGATGCGGCGATGCGCCACCTGACGGCTTGGTGGGACGGTCAGAACAACGATCCCGAGACGGGCCTCCCTCATCTAGCCCACGTCGCTGCCAACATGTGCATCCTGCTCGATGCGTTCAGCGGCCCGTGGCTCCTCGACGACCGGCCCCTCGCGGGCTACACCAGCAAGTTCATCACCGACAACACGAAGGCCCAAGCCAATGGCGAATAAGTTCCAGCCTCGCACCGTCCTCCTGATCCCCGACACGCATGCTATGCCGGGCGACAACCTCAGCCGCTTCGACAACCTGCTGGCTCTCTTGGTAGGGCGGGACATCAAGCTCGACAAGGTCGTTCACATCGGTGACCTGTGGGACTTCGAGTCGCTTTGCACCCATGACATGAACTCACCGCACTGGTATCAGCGGTCCCTTTCGAAAGACATCGAAGCTGGCTTCTATGCTCTCGACAAGATTGTTTCGATTGCTTACGCATGCGGGGGCGCCGATGTGGAGTTCATCGAAGGCAACCACGAAGAACGCTACAACAAGTGGATGGCTTCCGACAACCGGCTCCTGACATCGGACTTCCCCCTGACTGTCCAGCAACTCATCAAGACCTACAGGTCTTCCGTTAAGATCAACTTCCACAAGTTCCTCAAGCCTGCTGAGATCTACGGCGCAGTCTTCCAGCACTACTTCGTCTCAGGTGTCATGGGTCGGCCCCAGGGTGGTGATCACCATGCCAACAACCTGCTCAAGTCTCAGCACACTTCCTGCGTCTGCGGCCACTCGCATCTGCTGTCGACCGCCACCCGCACCAAGGCCGAAGGCACTAAGCTTCACGCTCTGGTGGCAGGCTGCTTCGTGGACCCCAACGGCGAGTTCGCCTACGCCAAGGCTGCCAAGAAGCTGTGGTGGAATGGCGTCCATCTGCTGCACTTCTACGCGCCCGGCGAGTTCGATGTCGAGTCCATCAGTCTTGAAAGATTAAGCTAACTATAGTATAATGGAGGCATGGCCAAGACCCCAGCATGGCAACGGGCCGAAGGCAAGTCCCCGTCCGGTGGGCTCAATGCTAAAGGCCGTGCCTCCTACAACCGAGCGAACCCCGGCAAGCCCGGCCTCAAGCCTCCTCAACCAGAGGGTGGCCCACGACGCGACTCCTTCTGTGCCCGAATGAAAGGGATGAAGAAGAAGCTTACTTCCGCTAAGACGGCCAACGATCCGAACTCCCGCATCAACAAAAGCCTGCGGGCCTGGAACTGCTAAGGCCGTGCCATGGAGCTACCCAAGCTTACGCCAGTTGTCCAGTTCTTTACGGCTGCATTTGCTTTGGCGGTGGGTGGCTACACGGCAGGTGAAAAATTTGGCTTCTTCACTAACGATATCGTGGTCTGGGCGCCCGAGCATTTCCGCATTGCAGATACCAAGATCGGTAGTCCGGTGGCTGTGACTGTGGCCCGCATCAAGAAGCGCGATGACTGCTCCGTCCAAGACTTCAAGGTTACGATCCGCGACAGTGCCAGCGTCATCCACGAAGCCACCCCCAGCATGACACGCTTCACTGGACCAGCCGGACCCGAGATCGACACGTTCACCTATCTACTTGATATTGCTGACAAAGAAACCATTGCACCCGGTCGAGCCACTCTGTTGGCCACCATCACCTACAAGTGTCCAGAGGGCGAGCGCACTGTGACTTATCCGCGCCACCAGAATTTGACTTTCGTATTGGAGAACTAGCGTGATCGAGACTTTACTTGGCGGTGTATTCGGGGGTGTTCTCCGGCTCGCACCAGAAGTCTTCAAGATGTTCGACAAGGGCAATGAGCGCCGTCATGAATTGGCCATGCTCAATGCTGAGATGGAGTTTGCTCGGGTCCGTGGCGAAATAGCTATGCGTCAGACCGAAGCTACTATGACCATGGCCGAAATGGATACGATGGCTGAAGCCTTTAAGGAACAGTCGTCCACCTCCAAGGCTGCTGGTAAGTTTGTGGCTGCGTTTTCTGCGCTGGTCCGGCCTACTGTCACCTACGCTTTCTTGGGTCTTTATGCCGCCGTCAAGATCGCTGCCTACATGATTGCTATTCAGCAGGGCGGTGACTGGAAAGATGTGCTGGTCAACATGTGGAACTCCGAGGACCTAGCTGTCTTCAACATGGTCATTAGCTTCTGGTTTGTGGGTCGCGTCTATGAGCGCAATCGCTGAAGCCACCGAGGTAGCTGCCCAATTGTGTCGGACCTTCGAAGGTTTGCGGCTCACGCCTTACATCTGCCCGGCAGGCTACCCGACCATTGGCTACGGCACAGTCAACAAGCCCGACGGCACCAAGGTCACAATGGATGATCCGCCTATCACCAAAGAGACCGCCGAAGAATGGCTAGTCGGCGAACTGGTCTCTACCTACATGGCTGGTGTGCTGCGCGCCTCTCCCCATTTAGCTGCCAACCCCAAGGTACTCGGTGCCATCACTGACTTCGCCTACAATCTGGGTGTCCCTCGTTACCGTTCCAGTACGCTGCGTCGCCGCATTGATGAGCAGGATTGGGAAGGCGCCCAAGATGAACTCATGAAGTGGACCAAAGGCGGTGGCCGTGTTCTACCGGGTCTCGTACGTCGGAGGCAGGCCGAGTGCTTGCTTCTCAATTAGAGGATCTTGATATGCCACTCAAGAAGGGCAAGTCCCAAAAGACCATAAGCTCGAACATCCGTACCCTGGTCGACGACTACTCGAAGTCAGGGCGTATCGGTACTTCGAAGCCTCCCAATAAGAAGGCCGCCGTCAAGCAAGCCGTGGCCATCGCCCTGCGCCAAGCGGGCAAGCCCAAGAAGTTCGCGGCGGGCGGCTCCATCAATGAGTTTACCAACTATCTCGTTGAGCCGGGTGTCAGCTATGAGCAGCAGTTCGCCAAGGAAATGAAAGCCAAGGCGCGTGCCAAGGCTGACAAGGAACGCGAAAGTGAAAGCGAAAGCACAGGCGTCTACGATCCTGAGAAGCCACGTCTCCGCGAGATCGAGCGTGTTGCTCCCCAGACAAACTACCCTTCGCAGCCCGAAGAGACTGCACAGCAGGTCCGCAAGACCCGCCCTCGCATGAAGTTTGTGCCCGAAGAAATTGACGTAACCAAGCCACCTAAAATGGATCGCGCTAACCTGCGCCGTGGCGGCAAAGTATCTTCCAAGAAAGGACGTAAGAAATGAAACGCGTAGCCAAGTTCCAAGAGGGCGGGGAAGCCAGATCAGGAATTTCCAATGAGCCTGTTGGCGCTGCGCTTCGGCGCATGTTCCAGCGTAGACCTTCGACGCAAGGTCCGCCCGCACCCGGTGGTGGTCAGCGTCGCCAGGAAGACCGCGCTCGCATGGCCGAGGAGGCTGCGCCCCGGTTCGACGAAGAAGAACGTATGCTGATGGAACGCCGCCGCAACCGTGGTTCCGCAATCACCAATCAGCCCGTCGGCGAACGTCTTGCTGGTCGGCGCTCCGCACCGGCTCCTCAACGAGCGGCTCCTTCACCTACTGAGTTACCTGATTTGCCGCCTCAGCCGTACGAAGAAACTACGAGTGAAATGCGTGCCAATCTAAATCGTCGGGCATCTGAAAGCAATCGTCCCCGTGCAGCTTCCCGTTCTGCGGCTGAAGACCTGAACGAGATTGTGCTGCGCCTGACACGGGGCGAGAAGCCGGTAACTGAAACTGAGAAGCGCATTGCAGACCGCATGGGCATTGCCTATCAAAAGGGTGGTATGGTGAAAGCCAAGAAGATGAAGTCGGGCGGTAAGGTCGCGCCCAAGAAGATGATGAAGGGTGGCATGACTTCCAAGCCCAAGAAGATGATGGGTGGTGGTCGTGCGATGTATGCCAAGGGTGGCATGGCGAAGGGGTGCAAGTAATGGCACAAGAACCGAAACGCAGGGGCGAGCCGCTCCCGCTTCCTCCTACCCCGCCTGCACGGACAGCGCCAAGGCGCATGCCTCGTGGCAAGACCGAAGACGAAATCCTAAACGAGCGTCGGCCCATGGACCCCTTGGCGCGTGTGCCCTTCCAGCGTAGCAATGACACTGACTACGTTGTTGGTAGCGAAGACATGATGGCGCCGCACAACTTCGAATACATGAACCGTGTCCGCGAGAAGCAAAAGGAACCCACACGCCTCAAGAAAGGCGGTCCCGTGAAGAAGTACGAAGGCGGCGGCATGGTCGAAATCGAAATCAAAGTCGGCGGCAAAGGCAAGCACAAGATGCCCGACGGCTCCATGATGGAAGATGACGAGATGGAGTCCGAAGACTACAAGAAGGGTGGCCGGATACGGAAGTATGCTCAGGGTGGCGAAGTTGACAACTCTGACCGCCCCGAAGAGCGTGGGCCTGTTGGTCTAACATACAACCAATACTTAAAGGCGCTTCGTGCCGCCAAAGAAATGGAAGAAGAAAATAAGCCCGCCAGTTTGCGATCAGAGCAGGCAATGCTGAATCTTAAAAAGGTAACGCGAGGCCCTGGTGCTGGTGGTCCCGAACGCCTAGCAAGAGAAGCAGCGGAAACTGAAACTGCGCGCAGGGGTCGCGTCGCATCGGCGCAGCGGTCTCAACGAGTTTTTGAGAAGGCGCTAGAAAGAGAAGGTGCCCGCATTGGTCAACAGCGTGATCCTACCCGCGTTGAAGACAATGGCTACAAGAAAGGCGGCATGGTGAAACCCAAGGCTCCCGTAAAGAAGATGGCCAAGGGTGGAGTCACCAACAAGAAGTTCATTCAGCAGGCCATCAAGAAGCCGGGTGCATTGCGTGCCCAACTCGGCGTCAAGGCCGGTGCCAAGATCCCCGCCAAGAAGCTGGCGACTGCCGCCAAGGCTCCCGGTAAGCTGGGCCAACGCGCCCGCTTTGCACAGACTCTATCTAAGATGAAAGGTAAGTAACATGGTAAGTCGTCCCGTTAATCTAACTCCTGAGCAGCAAGCGGCTTATGATAATGCCGAACGTCAACGCATGCAAAGACCACAACCGCTGCCTAGCCCGGTGCCACAGCCCGCACGGCCCGGACGTCCAATGCCGCTTCCCGGTCGCACCCCCAATCCATTTACGGTTGACCGGATGCCGGGCGGTGCCCCCGCAGGAACTGGCGGTCAAGGGCGTCCAATGCCGCTTCCGACTACTGGCCAACCTATATTTACGCGCGGTGGCGGTGCCGTTGATTACGATCCTAAAATTTACTCGCCAGTAAACCCGCTTCCGGGTCGCAACCCCGACGGCTCTCCGATAGGAACTGGCGGACAGGGGCGTCCTATTGGCGGCGGGCGCACCCCCAATCCATTTACAGTTGATGCCCAACCCATTGGCCCTGGCGGCATGAATCCGGTGCCGCGTCCGGGTATGCCGGGTAGTGCAACAGGAGCTAGGCCAAACATTGGTGGCATGCCCGGCGCTATCATGAAGAAGGGCGGCGTCGTCAAGAAGGCAGCGGGTGGTAAGGTTGCAGCCAAGCCGGTAGCCAAGAAGGCCGGTGGCAAGGTGGCAGCGAAGCCGATGGGCAAGCCGGTCATGAAGAAGGCGGGCGGTCGTGTGGCTGCAAAGCCGATGGCGAAAGGACGCAAGAAGTAATGGCTAAAGCTCCCAAGGATCGCCCATTCAGTAAGCCCACTGAAGAGCAGCTTCAGGGTCTACAAGAATTAATCAAGATGGTTACCTTGATGCAGACTACCATGCAGCGGGAAGCTCCCGAAGAATACGCCAAGATGATAGAACAGTCCAAACAATATGAGCGGAGGAAGTAGTGGTTATGATGCGCTCCAACTTCAGTAAGCAAGTAAGTCAACCGCCCGCCAAGAAGAAGGCCGTGAAGATGCAGAAGGGCGGCATGGTCCCCTGCAAGGGCTGCCCCAATCCAGCGGCGTGTAAGAAGGCGGGCGGTTGCCTGATGAAGCGTGGCTAAAACGCCTTCACGCGTAAACGAAGCGGGCGTCTACACCAAACCCGGCATGCGGAAGTCTCTCTTTGAAGAGATCAAAGCTGGCGGGAAAGGTGGGCGTCCGGGGCAGTGGAGCGCCAGAAAAGCGGCTATGTTAGCTAAGGAATATAAAGCTCGTGGCGGCGGCTACCGCAGTTAAACAATGCACCAAATGTGAAATCGAAAAGCCGTTAACGGAGTTTCGTTCACGAGGTGGTAACATGAAGCACCTCCTTAAATCGTGGTGCAAAACTTGCCACTATTCGACCCATAAAAAATGGTGCGCCGATAATCAGGATCGCGTTAAAGAATATCGCGGGCGTGATGCTTGGACATTAGTTAAACGCTGTGCTAGGTATAACATTACGCCCGCTGAATTTGTAACCGCTTATGAAGCTCAAGAGGGTAAGTGTTTAGTCTGCTACGAAACCATAAGCCAAATGGATAGTGCGATTGATCACAATCATAAGACAGGGGAATTCAGAGGAATCCTATGCAAGAAATGCAATCGCGCCATAGGGATGCTTCAAGACAGTCCTACAATCTTGCGTAGGGCCGCTGAATACCTAGAAACAAAAGGAAACTACGGCGATGGCACTTAAGAAAACTCAACAATCGCTAGTAGATTGGACAAAACAGAAATGGCGAACCAAGTCTGGTAAGCCGTCAACTCAGGGACCGGAGGCTACAGGTGAGAGATACCTTCCAGAAGCTGCGATCAAGGCTATGCCAGCTAGTACGTATGCTGCTTCGTCCGCTGCCAAAAAGAAAGCCACGAAAGCGGGCAAGCAATTCTCAAAGCAACCCGCCTCCGCAGCCAACATCGCAAAACGATTCAGGTAGGCCGCCGTGGTGGCGTTGGAACGGGTAGTTCGTCCGGCAGCTTAGAGCCATCATCATAGACGGGAGGGCAGACCCACACTACAAAACCCTCCCCGCGCGGCGTTTGAAACGGTTGCATAGCGCAGCCCAACTGCACCAGCATCAGCATTACAGCTAACGGCATCAGAAGGGATACTCCTCTGGAGGGGTGTAGTTGCTGACAGTCTGCTCCCAGATAGTCTTGCCCGCGCCGTCGCCGTGGAACGTGACCGAGATCCGGTTCTCCACCAGCCACTTGTTCCACTGCCCCAGATCCTGCATCGCAGCCACCAGTTCACCTGTGGTCAGGTAGGACTTCTGCTCGGCGCCCAAAGTCACGCGCATCAGCGCCTGCTTCACATCACCCTGGTTAGTGTCCTCGGGATAGAAGAAGTCGTAGCCGTAGAACTCATAGCGACGGAAGCCCATCACAAAAGCCAGCATCGGAATCCGGGTTGCGGAGCAGGTGCCACCCATGACCACGGTGCCCATGTCGAAGGCTGCGGGCTTTGCTGCTACGGTAGCTTGCGTATGAGCGTGCCAGCCGTATAGATCAGCGCCCTTCTCCTCAAGGTAGGTACGGACAGACGGATGCGTCATAGTCGCAAACAGGAACTTATCGCGGGGCTTCGCATCAGCGAACAAGTCGGTCCTGATAATACCGTGCGTGGACTTGCCGTCAATGGGACGCGGATCTAAGATGACTGTCCAGTCTGGATTGATGCCTGCCTTCTTGAGGATCGGAAACGCATGCTTGACTGTGAAGATCGTGGCGCCCGCAGCCTGCTTCCGTTTGATTTCTTCGAGGAACTGAGGCACAGTCGGCCCGGCACTCACGAAGATAGCCGTCTTATTGTGGGCTTGGTAGCAGCCAATCCACTTCTGCAAAGCCTTGGCGTTCTCGGCAATGTGTTGTAGCTGCTCGCCCTTGTCGACCGAGTCGATAGGCTTCACTTGGATGCGGGTCCGAAGTTCCGGCATCTGGTAGCCCTTGCGTACCACCACCCCAAAGGAAATGGTTTGCTTCAGACCCGCGTAGCCGTCGCCACTGGTGATGAGGCGCTTCTGCCCTTTGGCTTCCTGCCACACCTTGCGCGGACCCTCGGGCGCTCCGTCCTCCTCTTCGGCAATCACATCATCGAAGACTACGAACGGCACGTGCTTCAGATGCTGGTAGTCCGAGTTCGTTGTGTCGTAGGAATGGCCGCCGTCGATGTAGGCGAACGTGGCTTCCTTTACTACTTCGCCCGCTCGGGGCAGGGTTTCGAGAGTGTTACCCTTTAGCAGAGTGTAGTCAAAAGTCAAGCCCTTCCGCGACATCATGCGGCTATAGTTGTTTAGGCGATTACCTACCATCCACGAATTGGCATGGGGTTTGGTGTGACCCTCATGGGTGCGGTCGTTGCCATCCTCGAAGGTGTCGAAGCCGACATAGGACACTTGAGTGGCGCCCGCAGCAAAGGCAGCTTCGGCCATCTGGATAGCGCGGCTGCCGTTCCATGTGCCGACCTCGACGATGTTTGCTTTGCCGGTTGCCTTGATGGAAGCAGTCAGCAATTCACAAAGCGTTTCGTAGCGGGCGGGTGCGCCGAGTGCCGGGTTGGCGATGGTCTGCTTGTCCGGCCCCTTGTAGTGGATCATGTACGCACCAAGCGGGGACTGGTGGAATGCGTCCAGCCCGAGAGCGCCCGGAGACAGGTCCTTCACGAGAAGCCCGTGCGCCTTGTGCAGAACTACCAGCCTATCGAGGATCGCGTTGTCATGGGCCTTCTTGTAGTGGAATGCTTCGAAGGAATCGTAGAGACCCCAGTAGTCAGCCAGTAGTGAGGCGCCCTTGACAGTGGCCACATTGAATGCAAACCACGAGCCTTCGCTTTCCGCAACCGAACGCCTATAGAGGTACGTCAGGTGGACTTTGTCATCGAAAAGCTGATCGAGAAGCTGGCTGTCCACGTGCCGCATGGTCTCGGTGTCGGCGTCAATGAAGGCGATCCAGTCGAGGTCCGGCGTTACAGCAGAGGCAAGAGCCACAGCCTTGAAGCAATACTGGAGGGTCGGCCCGTCTTTGGCTTGGGTGCCCAGCTTGGCTTTCAGCTTCTGGAAGGAGGCCGTCTTCTCAAGAGCGTGGAAGGTGACACGGTCGTAGGCAGGGAAGTCGCCCGTGACATCGTGGTGCCACACTTCGAGACGCATTTCGGAGGGCCAGAACTTGATGAAGGATTCGACGAAGCGGCGACCATAGGTTTCCCAGCCGCCCGGCCCCAAGGTCGTTACGATTTTAGCGTGCATTGTGGTAAGCGTCCGTCAGTTCGTTATGCCAAAAATTGTCAAAGGGTGTGGGTTCGCGGTCGATCATGCCGTCGACAGGAGGCCCGAAGGTGAAGTGGACTGCGTTGACGGGAACGGTCTTGCCCCGCATCTCAGAGTCTTGGGCAGCTTCGGTGGTCGGGCTGTAGTTGGGAATCCAATGCCACGACTCAGAGAGGTAGCCGATGTCGGAATCGTTCAGCCAGCCGAAGGTGTGGAGGTGGTTGCCGGTGGCTTCGTTCACCATCTCGACGGTGGGCAGCTTGTTGGACTTCATATTCCACAGCATCAGGGCTGACCACATTTTACGCTTGTAACGCGATTGTACTTGGCCATCCATCTTTGTGGACTTGTCAGGCTCGAAGCGGTGTGGTACAACCATGACCGTCTTAGAGGAGTCAGCTTCTTGCAGCAGCTTGTGAATGTCGTCGAGCCACAGCCAATCGCAATCTGTGAAGAGCGCCCAGTCAGTGACGCCGTCGAGCTTGGCCACGACCGGAGTCAGGAAGCGGGTATGCGAGAACTGTACGCTAAATGGTTTGCCGTCCCGTTCGTCAGTATATGTACCGTCTTCGTTGACGCGCCAGGGCCGATCAAATAGTTGTCGGCGTCGCAGTTCAATGTGTTCTAGGTGCTTGACTTCAATGGGCTTGCTGGCGTAAGCACGGACAGACGCCTCGGTAACTCGCAGTGCGTCCGGCTCTCGGTGGTCCACGCCAATGTAGTAGGCAAACTTAGACATGCCCTCAGCATACCTGAAGGCTTGCAACTTGTCAAGAATTTATTAAGGCGCGCTAAGAGCCTGGCGCAACTCTTCTACGTATTCTAATTGAGCGCGGGTAGGCTTTTGAGCAGACGGATCACCTGACAGTATACGGGCTGCTAAGGTTTCCTTAATGACTTGAGGATTGCCATAAGGGCGCCCATTGTTGATACGGCTAAAGACTGCCATTTGCTCAGGGGTCAGCACAAAGTTAGGAGGCGGGACGAGACCTTCACGAATCGCCAGCCTAGCCCGTTCATTGAGAACCACTGCTTCCCGTTCTTGTTCCGATAGATCTGAATAGGGATTCAGGATTACCTTGCCATCCTCGGCAGCCATACCCGTGACATTCGGGTTCTTTTCAAAAAACTCCAGTTCACTTTCATATGGCTGCCTAACTGGAAACCTCTCTTCGCCTCGCACCTCACCGCCTTCGGCGAAGCCGGGACGGTCGCGCCAACGCATCTCTTCGAGGATTGGCAGCAGGGCAGGGCGAGCTTGGCGGCGCGTTTCCTCAAGAAGGATTTGATTACTACTGCGACCAAACAAGTCTTGCCGAGCGCGCTCACGTGCCGAGTCTATATTAGGAATCACCCGCAGATGGAGGGGTTTTGATTGCTGTTCGGCAATAAATTCTACATAACGCTTTTGCAAAGCAGCAACCTGCCGGTAAGCTTCATCCATGTTGCCGTTCCGTTGGGCTTCTATAGCGCGCAAGTAGAACCGAGACAGTTCCATGTTAATGGACTTAGTGGCTTCATCAGTAGCGTCGTCGATGACCTTTTGGCGACGATACAACTCACGCTCATTGGCTAGTTCAGGAGCCGGGAAGCCGAGAGCCTGACGTACGCTGGAAGGCACAGCAAGCCTGCTGTCCACACGCTCTAGCAGTTCGGGCGTTATGAAGCGTGTACCGGCCTGAGTGAATTGCTCTTCGGCAACAGCAAGCTGCGTGCCTTTGATCGCATTGCCAGCTACGCGCGGAGTGAAGGGGAAGGAAGCCGCAGCTTCCCAGTATTCGCCGCGCTTCCAATGCTCATACGTTTTGGGAATGCGCTGGAGCAGATCGCCGCCCGGCCCAAAGAGCGCAAGCGTACTCCAACTGAACAGGGTGTCGGAGGGAACCGGGTCGACGGCAATACGCTTAGAGAGGTTGGCGATATTAGAGGCGGAAGGCAAGCCATAGTTTGCAGCCTCGCCCAGGTAGCCACCGCCCATCGCGCGGTCCAGTTCTAGGCGCAGATCCAACGGATTGTCAAAGAACGTCTTAAGCATGCGCTCAAGCAGTTCGCGACTAAGGTCAGCAAACGGAAGCGCCCAAATGCCGCCCAATAAAACAAGCGGAGCTAGGGAGCCGAACACAGATATAGCACCAATGCGAGCCATAGTCAAGTCGCGTGCTGCCATAGCTTTCAGAGTTTTGGTGGCATCGCGCAATACCGTCTCAGTAAATTTAAAGACCGGGCGCATGAACTGCGTAGCCAAATTAAGGATAGGGAATTGCCGAAGGAAACCCGGATCGTCTAGCCTAGACCCCGTGTACCAAGTGTCGAATACTACACCTGCCGCATAATCTTCGGCGTTCTTGTAGTTGGTATTGTCATAGCGATTGGCTTGCTCGATTACGCTTGGATTGTCGCGCGCCATCCGATAGGCAGCCATGAATGTGCTGGAGCGCCCGAACTCTTCGATGGCTGCAAGAGGGCGCCCGGCTAGATCCACGACGGTGTTGACGCCATTGGCAAACTTGACGGCGTCCTTGTCGGCTATACCAGCAGCCCGCACATCAGCAGCCGAAACGCTACCTTGCATACGGAAAGCCGATGTGGGAACAAAGACACCCCGCTGGATAGCGCGCCTCAAAGCGTCAGCTTCGTCTTTGCGGATTTGCTTATCGGCGATGGCTTTGGCATAAGCTTGGTCAGACTTGAGGACGCTGAAAATAGCCTTGTCAAAAAGAGAGTCGGCCAGTGCCTCAGTTAAATACTTTGATCCACGTGCGACACCACCATCGCGTCCTAGGCGAGGCGCCACTGAGGTGGGAATTTGCAGGCCGCTAACTGCCGCAGTATCTAAGGCAAACCCAAGATACTGAAAGAATACGAAGGTCTGTGCCGTACCGTAAGCTTCGACGGGCGCGGTTCCGTTAGCCAGAACACCCTCAAATAGTTCGCGGTTCTCGGGGCGTAGCGGCTTGAATGCTTGGTCGAAATCTTCTTGGCTGTAGAGCCGCGCGTTGAGACGACCCGCCGTCAAGTAATACGCAGGCAAATAGTTGCTGGCATACTCCACGGCGTTCTCGGGTGTAACTGCACGCAAGATACCATTGTAAGGCTTGAACAAAGAGTCTATGTTAGCCTTCTTGATTTCTGCTGACATGCGGTCAATAATCTCGCGACCTTCCTTGCCGCTGACATCCCGCAAGCTATCGAGGTACTTGTTGATGAAATCCCCGTCACGCTTCAAGTTGAAAGCCTGCTCGTCGTTTTTGAACTTGACGCCAGATGTCATGACGTAGTGGGTGTTAGCGTCAGGAAATTCTTCACGCAGCTTGCGGATCGCTGTAGTCTCAGGGTTTTCAAAACCACGGGCGCGCTGCCACGGGCGTAACGGATTGTAACCGTAGAGGGCAACCAACTTCTTTTTGCCGTTCGGCAAGCGTTCGTAAGCAGCAACAAAGTGGGAACCTGATGTGCGCTGCGGGAAGAAGAACGGGTCGCGAGCAGCCTTGTACTTTTCTACAAGCGCGCTTCCTTCAGGCGATACGGCGTTGAGTTCTGCCGCTGGAATCTCAGTAAGGAACTTGCCCATATGCTTGTCTTGCAGGGCTTGCAGCTTGGTGCGTTGAGCAGGATCAGTCGCAAGCGCCGGGTCAAAGTACTTGCGTGCTACCGCTTCAATGGCATTGTTGTAAATGAAATTCATGTGCGAACGGAAGTCACGGATAGCATTCAGTTCTTCAGCAGTATAATCTGCTTGGTTTATTTCTTTGCGTTCGCGGCGGGCTCTGTCCAGTCCCAAGATAACTTTCTGCTTGGAAGCGTCGCTTAGGCTGTTCAAGGATTTGTGAGAAGCTGCCGCCGCTGTCTTATAGAAGTTGTCCAGTGCTGTAAATTTCATGAAGGCTGTACGTACCGGCGCGAATGCCCGCGACAATCTAGTCAAAGTCAGGATGGGCGAAGCAAAGAAATTTAACACGGACCCGATGATAGGCTCGTCAATCTGCTCCTTGATTTGTTGCCGTTCGGGCTCTGTCATCTGTGGCGTACCGCGCGGCGCACCGACGGCTTCAGCAGGAGTGACTTGGTCGGCAGTAGGAGCTTGGCGCAGTGCGCTGTAATTCTGTAACACTGCCTGCTGTGCGTCGGGGGTAGGGGCACTTGCAACAGCATTCGCGAACTCAGCAAATTCAGGCCGCGTGAAGGGGCGTTGACGCTGGCTCGCAACATCACGGGCAGCCTGGACGATAGGGCTCTGCGCTTCCGGCCCGGCGTTCAGGCTGTAGCCCCTCCAGAGTCCCTGCTCTTGCTCAGGCGTAATCTGAGGCGCAGGTGCGGGTGCAGCGGCTTCGGGTGCGGGTGCGGGTGCAGCTTCGGTCTGGCCAGTATCGTAGCGCAATTCAACTGGAGCCAAGCCAACGGCAGGCGTCTTTTCTGCGTTGATGAACCTATCGAAACTGCCGCTTGGATTGAATACTGCAATAGCGGCTTGGCGATCTCCGATAACTTCATCAGGACCCAACACTTGCGGGCCGTTGGGAGTATTGACGACAAAGCGGTACTTGCCGCCACCCTGCATATCTGTCAGCAAGTCAAGAGAATCTTGAGGTGTCACATAGAGGGCATTGTGTGGTTCGTAAGTAGTACCTTGGCCTCTGCCCGGCGACAACTTCGTGCGGATAGTTTGGCCTTGTTCGTTGATCTGGTAGGTGCTGCCCTTCGCTGTCGTAAAGCCGTCGGCGGTCATTTCTGTAATGACGTTACCGATATGGCGATTGGCAATGATACCGGGCCCCGCCGTTTCACCAGTCGCGGGTGCGGCTTCCCGTGTAGTTTGAGGGGGAGCCTCGGGTGCAGGAGCGGCAGCTTCCGTGACGGGGGCCTGTGTTACTTCTGGCTGAACAGCAGTCGCGGGCGTAGGTGTAGGTGTGGGCGCTACGGCTTCGGGCGTCGATGCGGGTGCAGGTGCAGGCGCAACTTCGGGTGCAACAGCTTCCGGCGCGGGCGCGGCTTCGGTTGTAGGCGCGGGCTCCTGTTCAACTGTAGGTTGCGCGGGGGTGGCTTGTTGGCCTTCTGGAATAGAGGGCGGCGCACCACCTGCCATGCGTGTAGCTGCACCGACGCCTGCGCCGCCGAGCGTACCGACGATGCCTGCTTCAGCTACGCGCGAAAGACGCTCGGGTAGATTGGCTTCACCAGTTACTACGCCGCGCGTTGTTTCACGGAGAGCTTCACCGGCCATTTCAGAAGCAGCGCCGCCCACGGCAGTTTGACGAATGCCACCCGCACGTCCGCCTACAACTCGTTGGGCAAGGCGACCGATTGCGTCCTGTGATACCTGACCACCAAGCGAGCGAGCAAGGGCCTGTTCGACATAGCGGTTTTCGATACGGCTGATGGCTGCGCCCACTGGAATAGCAATGCGGCCTGCAACGGTGGGATCAACGCCCTCATCAACGAGGCCGCGATAAAGTTCACTGACACCGCTTAAGGCAGCTTGACCGCCTGCTGCAATACGCGCACCAGCCGCCGCCCCGGCAGGACCACCTACAAGAAAACCAGCACCAGCGCCAGCGACAGCACCGGGGACCATGCCTGCGATTGACCCGGCAGCTTGCCCTGCGTAAGCTTTGACAGCGGCGACGGCACGGCTGCTTACAAGATCACTTAGTTCGGGAGGACGGGTGCGCGGGTCATTTGGTACATTGATACCTTCGCTGACACTGCGTAGATAGTCACGGGCTTCGGGGGCATTGACCGCAGCAGCAACGGCTTCAGCAGCGCCCGGCAATCCAGCAAGCTGGCTCCAGAATTGTTCATTGGCACTACCACCAAAACCACGGATAGGCGTCTGGCGGCGCAATGTAGGCCACTGGGCATCCATGAACTCTTTGGCGGCTTCTGCTGAGGGCGCACCCTCTACTAGAATTACGCGCCCGTCAGGCAGTTCAAATTCAAAATTACCACTCATTAGCGGGGCGGCTGATATTGCATACGTTGCGGAGGAGGATTTGATTCAGTAGGAGCAGTGGGTAAACGACTACCACCACCACCACCTGACGCAGCCCTTTCTTCGCTGCGAGCCAACTCTAAGTAGACAGGGAACAATTGGCGGATGCGATTTTCACGATTAAGCGTAGGATTCAATTTCATTTCTTCGTCGACAGCCCTAGCCGCATTTGACAAAGCCCGTCCACGAATGCGTTCTTCGGCGGCATTGGCTGCTATTTCAGAACGAGTGGGGCGAACGCCAGACAATACGCGTGTTTCCCCGGTTCTAGGGTCCATAGCAATCGCATATCCGGTGGCTTCGTCCGTACCTACGATTTGAAGATTTGGCCTACCGGCTTGGGCAGCAGCAGCATCAGCTTGGCGGATACGTGCTTCGGTAAGGCGGCCCGTGAGAGTGCCCGGCGTAGTTTCTTCAGCGAACTTGGCCTTCTCCATTGCGGCTTTGCGTTCTTGTTCGGCGAGGCGAGCTTGAGCTTCGATGGACTGACGCATTTCGCCGCGCCGCCCAGCTTCGAATTGGTTCTGAGCCTGGATGCCCGCGAGCAAATCTTGTACAAAGCCTTGGCGCCGAGGACCGCCCATGCCCGCAGCAAATGCCGCCAAGCTATCAGCGGAACTCATGCTCGGCGTCGCAGTCTCCGCTACGGACTCACGCAACCTTTCAAGGAGGGTTCGTTCAGGAGGAGGCGTGGCACTGGCAGATCCAGCCGTAACAGCGGGAACCGTCGGAGCGGGAGCAGCTTGCTGTGCAGGCGCTGGAGCGGGTCCTTGCCGAGGGGCAGCCATTCCACCACCGCCCGTGAATTGCTGAAGCAATGCGCGGAGGGGACCGAGGGGATCTTGGGAAGGTTCAGCCATGGGGACGGTTCCTTAACTGAATTACCGTTGCGTAGTCGAAGACGACTGCGAAGAAGAAGGCCCGTAGAACCCGAACTCCTTGCCCAGAACTTTCAGGTTCTCAAGGAACTTGGGTCCGCCGCTGATAGCCTGCGTCAAAGCTGTGAGAGGGTTGGCGCCCGGCTGCGTAGATTGCGTGGATGTGCCGAGGCCAAGGATCTGCGGGTTGATGCCCAGAGTTTGGCGCAAGGCTGTGATACCACGCAGCGGGAAGTCACGCTCTTCTTCGTATTGCTGACGCAGCACATCGAGGTTGGCCTGTTCACGCGCTTGCTGGAGGCCGCCCGTCTGAAGGAGCGGATTGACCATCGAACCGAAAGCCCCTTGCGTCTGCGTAAGGCCCGTGCCAAGTTGGCTCTGCATGTTCGCATAAAGCTGCGGGATCATCCCTTGGTCTTTGCGGAACTGATCGAGAGCTTGGTTGTAAGCAGCAGCGCGTTGCTGGGCGGACACGTCGGCGATGTTGCGCTGGGTACCGCGCTCTAGTTCAGATTCCGCAATGGCCTGACGTGAGCCGCCGAAGGAACCTGTGCGTGCAGATTGCTGGCCGAGACGGAGACGTTCCTTGGCAGCGCGCTCTTCGATGTCGCGGATCGCCGGGTCAAGGACCGCCTGCGTATAGGGCGACATGTAACCGGAGAGGTCAGTCTCGGGCAGGGTGGTAGCAAGACCGCGTGTAGCTGCAATGCCTTCTTGGGCGAGGCCGGGCGTAAGGGCGCTCAGGGCACCGGCTTGGGATGCGAGGCCACGGGCAGACTCGAAGGCACGCTGCTGATCGGGAGTGAACTCAGCGACGCGGGGAATGACATTGCCTTGGGCGTCGACGTAAGGCTGGTAGGGTTCGGCAGCAAAGCCACGGGTGCGCGCAATGAGTTCGTCTACGGCGGCCTGTGTAGATCCAGGCAGGGTGGGCGTGGTACCAGAAGAACTTTTCTGGGGACCGATGCCGAAGATTGTACTAAGAAGGCCGCTCATTTCATAGTCCTTTCGAGAATCTTGCCTACCTGTAGCGGACCCGCTTGACGGGAGGTGCCGGTCTTGGCTTGGCGGACTTGACGCACCAGATCGTAAAGGCGCTTCGAACCTGCGTTGGTGGAGCCATCGCCCATCATGGAAACCACGTCAGCGGGAATGACGAACTCGCCATCAGAGAGGGCCGCCGCCCGTCGCCCGTCAATCGTGGTGGGGATCAGGTCATCGAGGCCGCCACCGGGTCCCTTGGCAATTTTGCCGCCGCCCGGTAACGGAATGACCCCGCCCTGGGCATAAGCTTCGATATCAGGCAGAACCCCTTGCGTGTTGGCATTATACATGGAATCGCCTGGCAAGTCAACCAACCCACCCTCGGCAAAGAGATCACTGAAGAAATCTTGGATGCCGCTCCAAATGTCGCCGATGTTTTCGCCAGCCCAGCCTAGGAAGTTGTCGATGGGACCGGAGACCCAAGAGATTGCATCCTGAATGAAACTGTCGTAGCCTAGAGCTTCTGCAAGGACGGCATCCAAGGCAATGGCGGCAGCAATGAAAGGACCGGCGCCAGGGATACCAAGGGAAGCAAGAGCATAGGAAGCGGCTTGAGTAACGGCTGCCGTTGCTAGGGTATCGGCGGCGGTGGAAGCAAACTCGTCATAATCGTCTGCCGAGAAGGCATCCATAATCAAGCCGACATAGGGAACGCCGCTGGAAAGGGCACCGTCGACCATGGTACCAAGACCTTCGACACCCAGATACTGACCAACTGCGTTAGTTGCATCCGTGAAGAAAGCCTTGCCCGCCCCTGCAAACTCCTGCATGCTCCCAAGAACTTCTTGGACATCTGCCATAGTCCCAGTGTCGATGGCCGACAGAAGCTTAGAAGATTGGTCGACTGAACTCAGAAGTTCTTCATAGGCAGCATCGTTGCCTGCAAATTTTGAGACGTTGAGTAGGGCTTCAGCCGCATCAGGAACAGCACCAGCACTATTGACAAGGTCTGCCGCTAGGGTAGGAGTGTAGCCAGCGCGGTTAATAAGAGCGTCAATAGCGGCATCTTTACTGGCAAACCCAGCGGCCCGCACAAACGCATCCGAAGTAGACGAAAGCAATGCAGAGTTGGCAGCCGCCTTGTAAATGCTGGAAGCGCCCTCCATTGCCGTAGAGGTTTTGGAGACGGCGTTTAGGATGCCGGGTGAATCTTTAGCGAGCTTCTCGATGAAGTTGTCACGGATTGTGGAGAGGGGAGGAGGACCAGCAATAATACCCGGTTGCCGCAAAGATGTTTTGAGTTCTTCGAGGTATTCGTTGGTGGCAGTCTTGAGGGCGTTGTCTACTTGACCGTAACCAGCGGTACGACCCTCGGCAGCACCTACTCGCTTGTAGTGATCTTCAGCGGATGTGTAACGGCCTTCACGGATAGCGGCAGCAACATCCGGGTAAGCACGCAGATACTCTTGTTCGGGTGTGCCATATACGTCAGAACGCCCTTCGGTAAAGCCACGAAGCAGATAGTGTTCGTAAGGATCGAGGCCCGAGTTGGCTACGTCAGGGTTGCGCTCAAGGTAGTAAGCGTCTGCATCCATGACGAAATTGCTGGGCTGTTCGCCGCGACCATAGATCAGGAAATGCGTGAACGGATCAAGATTAGAGGCAGCCGCATCCGGGTTGTTAGCCTTGTAGCTTTCGGCTGCGAAATTCTTCTCGGCGTCGTTCAGCTTGGTAGTGGTGTTGCGAAGGTCCCGTAGTTCATTTGTGAGTTCAGCTTCCTTCGCACGCAGTTGTTCGCCGACCGTCGTCTTGTATGGATCAGTGATGCCGTAACCAGTTTCTTGGGCACCCTCGTAACCAGATGTTACATAATAGCTGTCATTGATTTCTTGTTGGGCTTGATCACGGAGTGCCTTGACTTCATCTTGCGTTGTATTAATGGTGGCAGTCTGCTGCGTAACTTGATTGTTCAGGTCTGCCGTAAAACCTTCAAGGGAACGGGTACGCATGTAGGCGCGGTCAGCTTCCTGAGCCCCGTTAAGAATAGCTTGGCGAATTTGCTCGGGGGTCTTGCCCGCGTCATATTCTTTGGACCAGTAGACCAGCCCGCCCTTGTCGATGTCTCGCCCGAAGTTCTGCTGGTAGATTTGATTGAGCGAAGAGCGTTCTGCTTCCGGTACTTGAGAAGCTTCGTAGTCTTCAATGTACTGGTTCAGATTTTCATCTTGGAGCGCGCCGATGTCTGCACCTTGAGCGCCCGAGTAGATGTCCTTGATGATTTGCTCGCGGGTCTTGCCAGACTCAAGTTGCGAAGTCCAATAGTCGAGCCCGCCTGCGTCAGCGTCACGTTCAAATAAATCTTGGTAGACCTTATTGACGAATGCTTCGTCGTCCGTCATGGTTGGCAAAGAAGTAGTAACAGTAGTAGGAACCGTCGCAGTAGTAGTCGTGGGGGCAGTAGTGGAAGCCGTTACAACTGCTGTGGTAGTTGTCGGGATGACTGCCGTTGTAGTGGTCGGTAAGGTTGCTGTTGTGGTGGTAACCGCAGTCACAGTCGAATCGGTGAGCGTCGTTACTGCCGTGGTAGTGGTCGTCGGGAATATAGCCGTAGTGGTCGTCGTGGGCCGAACAGAAGTGACCGGCGTTACGGGCGCAACAGACGACATGCTTTCAAGGAAAGCCTGAAGCGCGTTCTCAAGGTTCTGCTCTTCACTGACGCCCGATGAAGTCGCCGAGGTTGTCGTGGTGGTTTGGGCGACCGTGGGAAGCTGGTAGCGTTGAGGAGACCAGAAGAGGTGACCGGCAGACTTCGTACCATATTCTTCGGGTGAAACGTCAGGGGCCGTCCCATAGTAGCCGCGCGTATAGGTAATGTCGGTCAGGCCCGGCTGATAGTTAGGCTTTACTTGGACGCCGGGGAATAGCTGAGAAAGCTGGTTCAGGCTCCCGGTGAATTGGTCGAAGGAGATGTTTGGAATAGCCCGGCTTAGGTAGTCAGCTACGTCTTGGTCGCCCTGATCGTCAGGCAAGCTATCCAGGCCACCCATCGTGTAGACAGTGTCTTCATCCGAAGCCGTCTTACCTTGACCGTCCCACATTACGATAGGGTTATTGAAAAAGCTGTCTGACATCTAGGCGTTCCTTATCGGCATTATAGCACGGAATGCGTTGAAAATAAACCCTACCGAACGTCAACAAAGTTGCTAGACTGGAGAGCCTGGAGCAGCTTGCCAACGACTTGGGTCAGGACAGTGACAGACGGATTGGTCGCATCGAGGGTCGTGCCCGCGCTAATGGTGCCTTGGACTACGAAGAGAGGCCGGGTGCGGCGCCCCTGATCGAAGAGATCGCTTTGCTCCAGTACCCTGATAAGCGAGTTCCACGCATCGCGGGAGGAAGCATCCCACTCAGAAGGCGCGTCGGGAAAGGACCTCGAAGAAATGCGCCGTGTCATCGTAGGCCGTCCGGTTCAATGGCCATACGGAACTGCCCCATGCGCCATGGTACATTGGAGGAGGTCGACGACTGGATCTGGATAGCGAACTCACGGCCACGCAGGCGGGTCGAGACTTTCTGGGTCGTGCCCGTCACGGCGAAGGGACCCTTGGTAGTGACGGCGCCGCCTGGGTACTTGCGTGCTATTAAGGATACCTTAAGGGTTCCCGAATAGGGCGTGTTATCGGAGATGTTGCCGAAGTCAGGAGCAAACTTGTTGGCGAACATGATGGTGTTGCCGTCTTGCGTGTCGAAGTAGGCGCTCTCAAGATTGGCAGCCAGGGCCGACGTGTCAGCAGTGTAGCCGTACTCTTGATAGTAGACGTTGGACGGGATGTCGTTGAGGGCGAGCGGATATTCGAAGGTGCCGCTATCTTCCCAGACCGTGCGAGGCATGGTGCCGATGGTCCAGTGCCGCTCTGAGGTGTTGTAGATAACGTAGCGGTCGTTCTCGCCGTTCGTAGAACTGGAGGACGGATAGAACCAGACAATCTCGTCGAAGGTGGAATTGGCACCCGCGTAGATTTTTTCGAGATTGTTGACGTCTAGGTTATCGTAGATGAAGCGAAGAACAGTGCAAGCAAGAGGTTGCACGCGCCCATCGTACATGTAGAACTGCCCGTTGTTTGACATCCAGTAAAGGACGCCGCGATATTCGATGGCTGCATTGCGGGCGATGACACCGCACTGTTCGCCTGCTGCCACGAAGCCGAAGACGTCGTTGCCTGCGATGTAGGACTGGATGTACAGATCACTGTCGGTGAGGATGGCGGTCTTGTCACGCACCCGGTTGACGGCGCGGATTTCGGAGCCACGGCTTGGCAGCACGTAGTCGCCTGCATTGTTGACGCCCGACGGTGTCCAATCGGTGTAGTCTTCTTGGCTGCACCACCTAATCAGGAGCGGATCATAGGAGCCACTGACGTCGTGGGTACCGTAAAGCAGGACGTGCCGGGCTTCTGAGGCTACCCGCACGATCTGGTTGACGGAGGGCGCGGTCGTCACAATGGTCATGCGTTCTGTGATACCGGCGCTCGTATTCCAATACATGAGCGGACCTTTGGAAGGAACGGCCAACAAATCGGTGCCCCAAAGATCAGCGGACCACAGACGAAGCGGAAGCGGAACTGCACCTGCGGCTTGGTTCCAGCCGAAGTTCCCGCCCCACGCGCCGGTGCCCCAGCCGCTTTGCTGTGTGGTGTCTTCGGGTCCAGCATTGTAGCAAAAGCCGATAGTGATGGCACCGCCCGTTGCTGCCGAGGTTGCCGCAGCCGTCGTTGATACTTGAATGGAGAAGCTGTTAGCGTCGACCACGCTCACGGGGAACATAGCCGAAACAGAAGACACCGGGTTGATGACGACGTTGCCGCCGATGGTGGCCGCCGCTGAGACGATCTCTACGAGGGTGCCGTCCACGAGGCCGTGCGCCGAAACAGACACGACAATCTTGTTGGAGCCTGCCGTCGTTGACAGAATGTCCGAGGTCGCAAGGGTTGACACCACGGGCGTAATATTGTAGAATGTCGACAACTCGCTAGAAAAAGCACCCTGGTTAGTGGCGATGAATGCTGCCTGCTGACTAAGCCGATTGCGGAGCGTATCTAGGAGGCGCGGGATGCCGGAGATCTTGTTGGCCTGCGAGGGGTCAATGACGCTTTGCCAGCCGCCCATAAGTTCGGGGCGCCCAAAGCGGAAACGGATTTTGTCGGCATCGACCCAATGGCCGGTCGCATCCAGTTCGGTGTTCTCTTTGATGACGCCGACTTTGAAGTTCAGTTCTGTGAGGCGTTGATCTTGGAGCGAAGCCGACATGGTTACTCGATGATGCGAATATTGAGGGCGTTGATGACGCTAACAGCAGCCGACACAGCGTCGACCTGAGTTTGCAAAGCCGACACTGATGTGGCTATGTTGCTGACTTGCACGCCAAGAATAGAAACTTGAGCGGACACAGAAGCTACTTGGGAAGCAACTGAGTTTACAAGACCGACACAGGTGGCGGTGGTGCAGACGACAATCTCGGTGCCAGAGGCGGGAAGGACTGCGCCAGTGCCGGTGGGGTTCTTGACGGTGATGTTGAAGGCGCCCGAGGTCTGGCGTAGGATGGCATAAGTCTTGGACTGAGCGGGCACCACGATGTTGACGTCGTTGATGAGGGTGCCGTTCAGCACGAGGATAGCAGCGCGGGCCTGATCGGTGGCAGCGTTGGCTTCGGTAAGCGAGACGTCAGCAGAGGACAGCGTGAGGGTTGTCTGGCCTGCAATGGCAGCCGCGATGAGTTCGAGGTTGTTGTTGGTCTTAGTGCCCCAGGTTGTGGCGTTCTCGCCGGTCGCCTGTAGCTCAAGCCTTAAAAGGGGATCATAGGTAGAGGGCATTACTTGCGCTCCTGAAGGATGCGTGTGACTTTATCGTCGATTCTATTTAACACAACTGTGAGTTTGTTTTCAAGCTCGCTGACTACCTCACGGGTTGCAAAGTCCTTGTTGACCTGGGCTACGTGGCGGAAGTGATCATCGTGGAGCTTGTCGATCTTCTGGTCCATTGCTTTTAGTTCCCTGTGCAGATAGGCAGCCCACGCCAAAGCCAGCGGCAACAATACGTCTGAGAGGACTTTCCACATCGCAGCCAAATCCATGGCACTAGCTCGGCGAACTCATGGAGGGATTCCACTGCACCGGGGTCACCACGATATTGAGATTGTCTTCGGTTAGCAAGAACCCGGTATCCTCTTTAGCTAGGTAGGCATCTGTGGTAGCCTGCGGTCGACCGTCTGGAACTTTCTTGGATTCGAAGCGCGGATAAGGTCCCCTGTTCTGAGGATGCCGCTTGAGATCGTAGGCGCCGTCGAAGCAGGCAGTGCAGACAACTAGATTGGTGGACTCTTTGTGGAGTTGCCGCCGATAGTATTTCTGGCCACACCTATCGCAAAGAGACCATACGTTCATAGCCATTGTCAGGACCCATAGTTAGTTTGGTCAGGACGGGCATCAGGAACTAGCTTCAGTTCACGACGCGGTTTGGCAGAGTAGTTCTGTGGGTGGTTCTTCTTGTCGAAGCTTCCGTCGAAGCAGGACTCGCAGACCACGAAGTTGGTAGTTTCCTTACGGAGGTCACGCCGTTTGTAGTCGAAGCCACATCGGTCACAGACCGACCACATATCCATGACTGACATTAGGGCTGCCCTGCGATAGTGTTCTCAGGCGAACCCATGTTGCGATTGGAAGTGTCGGAACGCCGCGCCCGTGTGTATTCGATGTTCAGAGTCGCGAGTTCGTCGTCAGCAATAGCCTTCCAGATCTGCATCGCATTGGCGTTCTTGGTCCAAGCATTGGCATACATCATGGCCGCCGCGAAGAAAGCCGAGTCCGCCCGCTCAGAGAAGTAGTTGGAAGGGGCAGCAGAACTCAGGATAGTAACTTGCGGAATGTATTCGATCAAGGCCGTCGTATTCGCAGGGGGCGTCGGAGCCAAGAACAGAGTGGCATTGTCTTTGGGCGCGTAGTACTTGGTCGGCGCGCAGGAAGTATAGTCAGGCCAGTAAGCCGTCAGAAACTCGTTGTTCTGCTCTAGCAGAGTGGTCCAGCCTCCAGTGGCGCAAACTTGGATGGACTTGAGAACGAGCAGATCAGACGGGAGCGCCAAGGTCCGTGAGGAGGCGCTAACAGATATTTCGGTGAACCGGAACGTATTGATGGGGTCAAGGCGCCGCTGCAAATAACCTTGGGCGCGCTCGATGATGGAGGGCAGGGCTGAGACGAACTCGGCGGAATCTTCTTCCATGTTCGCTTGGACATCGGCCACCAATGTGCTATAGGTGTATCCCATTACCGCCTCCCAATCCTAAGAAGGAAAGGACCACGTTCGCGGTCTTCACGCATTGCATCCCGCACCATGCGCTCGTATTCAGCTTTGATTGTAGCGAGCCGGGTGGGATCTGCCCGTGTGCCGCGTCGCATGCCAATCCAGTAGGCAAGGCCATAAGTGACAGCGGGCAGGAAGCGCCGGGGCACGTCGATGTTATCGAAGGCGCGCAGCGTATCTTCGGTGTTCTTTTGGATTGTCAGTACAATGTCGTAGGTCTGGTCTGGCAGCGGCCACAAGTTCATGGTATTGGAATCGCGGCGCCGGTCCCACCAGTAGCGCGTCGGGCGCCCGGTCTGGGACTTGGTGGGGATCTCGGCCCAACGCTCGTAGCCATCACGGTCCATAAGGATTTCGGTGGTGGAGGTGCGGACAGTAGCCGTGAGGACGTCAGAGATTGCAGGCCCAAATGTCAGCGAACTGACGGAAGCCGAGACGGGTACCACGGTGGTTTTAATTTTGTGGAGAAGGACGTTCCGGTTCTGAAGATCGGTCAGAAGGTAGTCGAGACCACGGCGGGCGCTGATGAGTTCGTCAGCAAGAAGCGGACCACCACCAACCATGGCAGCCGCATCCTGAAGTATGTCATCGAAAGTTGGATCGAAGGAGGCGACGCCGCTGGTTGCCATTGGCGCTACTCCTCAGACGACTCCGTAGATAGTTACGAGCGGACCACCGCCAGCATAGGACGAACGCACATATGGCACGTCAAAGATGACTTGTACAAGTGTGGTAGTCACGGCAGCAGAGATTTCAGCGAAAGGAATCCAGGGGCCGGTCTCGTAGGGCGCCGCTTCCAAGAAGATGGACGGGCCTGTGGCGGCGCTCTTCTGGATCCAGAAGGTGCGAGTGGGCGAACCGTCAAAGCGATAGTCGAGGTCGATGGGATCGCTCGTGGTGGTGGCCGAGGTACTCACTTGGAAAGGAATAACTCGAATAGTCTTAATGCCGGGCATGTGAAGCTCCTAAAGCAAATGAGGCAGACCCAACCCAAAGGGCGAGCCTGCCGTCACTTGTTAGCCAATCACAACGTGGACGATGACGGAACCAGCCGTCACAGCCGAAGTAGTAATAGACACGATGGCCTGGACCGTGGTGTCCGCCGCCAGCACGAGGCTGTTGGTGGAGACTTGAGCGGCAGTGCCAGCGTAAGCGCGACGACCTGCGGTGTTCACGGTGGTAGCCGCGTACAGGGTAGCAGGGTTCGCTGCGGTGCCAATCGTGAACTTGGTGTCGTCGTTGTCGTAGGCGGTCGTGATGTCAAGGACGCACTCGTAGAAGTTGGAACCAGCCGGGGCCACGAACAGCGGAATGGTAGTAGTACCCGCCGCAGTGCCGGTCTTGCTGGTGTTCACGACTACAGAGTAACGGCCTGGAACACGCGCCTGCTTCAGATCGACAGCACTACCGGAGGCCGGTTCGTGATTGGCGATGTTGACAGGGAAGCTAAAAGTAGTCATCTGATTCTCCTTGAGAATGAAGGAAAGGGGACCGAAGTCCCCAGCCCATTAGGTTGAACCAGAGGAACCGTACCACTGACGC